ATCTTCGGTGATGTTTTTAGAACCTTCCTCAAGTCCTTTTTCACTTGAACGAATGTAAATTCCATCATTATCAGCATTTAGTTCTACACGATAAACCATTTCCTCTAGTTCATCGGTGAGTTCGTAGCAGTCGGTCAAAGTATGAACAATTTGAGTTCCGGGAACGATATTGTAAGGTTGAAAAGTCATTGGAGTTCTGTGTGTATGAGACTATTATAAGGCATCTGATGCCCCTATGGAGGGGTGTCTGTGCCAGTTCTTCAGGTGTTCAACAGTGCCTTAAGAGACTTGAGGGTATCCTTATATTTCTTCAGTTCTTCCTCAAGTTCTTTGACTCTCTGAGAAAGTGAAGTGTTATCTTGAGTAACTTCTTCCTTCTCAAGAATGGTTCCAGTTAGGTTAGCACCCCTAAAGTTAGCACCCGCAAGGTCAGCACCCGCAAGGTCAGCACCCACAAGGTCAGCACCCACAAGGTCAGCACCCGCAAGGTCAGCACCCGCAAGGACAGCACCCGCAAGGTCAGCACCCACAAGATTAGCATCCCGAAGGACAGCACCCACAAGGTAAGCATCCCGAAGGTCAGCACCCACAAGGTAAGCATTCACAAGATTAGCACCCCGAAGGTTAGCATTCACAAGATTAGCACCCCGAAGGTAAGCAAAGGGTTTGATTTCGTATCCGTTGACGTTCATTTGTGTTTCTTTGTGTTTACCTGTTTATTATAAGGCATCTGGTGCCCCTGTGGAGGGGTGTCTGTGCCAGTTCAGGGAGTGACCCAATCATAATCGGGAGCAGTCATTACACGTTCAAGTCCATCATACTCATCAATACGATAAGAACCATACACTTCTTCAATACGAAGGTTAGCACAGTCATCACTTGCTTTGTCTCCAAGTTCTTCTACAACTTGAACCAGAATAGGGTCGTGACGAGGGCAATCCACATACCCCCAACATTCATATTTTCTAGCAGTATCATCATACTTACTTTTGGCATTTGGATTATACTTTGGGTTTAGTTTCAAATCATAACCAAGTTCCACCATCCTATCCATCGCATTATCAGAAAGACCGAACCCACCGTAGCAGGCATTATAAACAACTTTAGTCATTTGGAGTTCCTTTGTGTGTATGAGACTATTATAGGGCATCCACAGGGGGATTGGTGGGGTCTTGTGCCAGTTCGTCAAGTGTCACAGTTGATTTCAGTTCATCAATCAGGTTTCTAATGTCTTCAATATCTACTACATCATGTCTCATAGTTCCTGGAAGTCCATATTCATCATCATACCCATACTCTTCAATTACAAATTCCAGAGCAGCAGCAATTACTTTCTCCCTATCATTTCCTTTTGGACGGAGAGTATGAGACATCGTTGCTTCTACAATCCTATCTGCGGGTGATAACATTATGCCACACCCTCCGCACTATCTTTGAATTCTTTTACTCTTTCAAGGAATGAAATTGATTGTTGATAAAGTGCCTCAATCAAGTCCTCAATATCAGCAATCGCAATCTCATTATACTCCCTGTTTAGGTTCTCACAACGGAGAGCATCAATCATAGACTGAAATGCGATAATTTGTTGCTGTTCTGGTGTGATAGGAGTTCCGTGTGGAAGCCCAGAACATTCAAGGTTATAAAAGTCATTATACCGTTGAAGAATACGATTACTTTTTTCTCTCCGTGCTGCTTCTTCAATCATTTCTTCGTGGGTAGGATTGTCGTTCATAAGTTTCTTTTGATTTCCCTTATTATACAGCAAAAAAGGTGCCCCGTAAAGGCACCTTGTTCCAGTTCGTCAAGTGTCCTTTATGATACTCTTACTCTTTTCGTCATTCCAGGAACCCAACCTTCTCCAGGACATTCTATTGACCTTTTATTGTTTCCATTACCATCATTCCACCATTTTAGTCCTTTATTTATTATACTTAATTTTGTTTTTGCTTCTTTTGAATGTGACCTACCATAGGCAGGATGATTTTTTCCTTTTTTACCATAAAAAGGATGATTTTCTCCTTTTTTTGCTTCACTATTTTTTCTTCTATGTTCTTCTGAACGAGTTTTACCTTTATGTGCTTCACTCATTTTTCTTCGGTGTTCTTCAGAAAATGATTTACCATAATTTGGGTTATTTTTACCTTTATTTGCCTCACTTAATTTTTTCTTAGTTTCATCAGATAAAGGTTTTTTCTTCTTTCCTCGTAAAGAATCTCCAACCTTTTTCTTGTGCCCTTCTGTTAATTTTTTTCCTTTATGTAAATTGCTTATTAAAATTTTTGTTTCTTCAGTATGATTATATCCACAAGCACCTTCACCACCAATAGTTCTATTATGGAGAATACCAGTTCCTAAATCTTTTCTACCAAATATAGAAATCATATAAATTTCGTGCTTGAATGCTTCTTCTTCAGTTAGATTTTGTTTAAGGAAGATTATTCTGGATTTATCTTTAGGTGGTTTTAGTCCTTTTCTCCATATACTATATGCTCTAAATTTTTTACCTTTACCTATGTAATAAGGTGTCTTATCTTCCCGCAAATATGCGTAAGTATAAAACCTGTTAGGATTTACCATTTCTATTCTATGTTAACCGCAATACTATTTATAAGAGTTTACAATAGAAAAGGTGCCCGAAAGCACCTAATCTTTGTCTGTAGAGAATTGCGGTTCACATAGACATTTTTATTTATCAGTATTTTCTCTATCCTGTTTTTCTATAAGTTCTTTCAATTTTTGTTTAGCATAATCCGTGAGTTCTCTTTTGGACTTTCTCAACTCGTCAATTTCACTTTGAGATAGAAAGAAACCATCTGGAAGATTTCCAAAGCCCTCTTTGTTCCACTCTTGGATTTGTTCGTCTGTGTATTCTTCAGTCATCTCGTATCACCTTGAACCATTGGGCAAATTTAATCCATTCTTTATCATTAAATGTTTCTGAACGATTGGCAGCACTGTAATCTTGGTTCCCATTTTCAGCACAAAATTTATGAAATGCGTGTTTAATCTCACACATCATAAGGTATCGGTGCATATTAACCATTTCGCATATTTGGGCATCAGTCATTTAGAATACCAAGAGCATAAAGTTGTCGTGTAATTCTCAAACTTGGAGTTCCAGTAAAAGCACGGGCAAGTTCAGGATTGAGAGCATCAAGTTTTTGTGCGATTACGAAGCACTTCTCAACTTCTTCTTGGAAAGAGTTTAGAAGTTCTTGTTGTTCGTTAGTCATTTCCTTTCCTCCCAGTTTTTTCCTTCCTTTCTACAAGAACCAGTGCGTCTTTCAACAGAACAAAAACCATAAGGGTCGGTAGTTCCATCCACATAATCAACACTCTTCCATCGGTCTGGATGATAACACCTTTGTAGAGTAGGAAATCCAAAGATACGAGAACTTATCCAATCAAAGATACCATCATAATCTTTGTAGTGCTTACAACTACGGCAAGTTTTAATTTCGTTAGTCATACTTCCCACGCATAAGACTTTAACAACTGGTTGTCTCTTTCAAGTGTCTCAATTTTATCATACAAATCGTCAATAATTTCAATCAAAGCACAATAGTCAATACTTCCAATATCAGCACCATCCTCCATATCGGTATAGGTGTAATAAGACAATTGCCGTTTTAGGTTGCGTTCAGTCATAATGTCTTTGTGTGTATGAGACTATTATAAGGCATCAGATGCCCCTGTGGTGGGGTGTCTGTGCCGGTTCTTCAAGTGTCCAGAGATTCAAGTTTATCGGCAATTTCCAGAAGTGCCTCTACGGGGGAGACTTCTTCAATCAATTCACTTGCAATAAGTTTCAGCACTGCTGCCATTCCCAATCTCTCACCCATCCAAGCATACTTTCCAGAGACAGGATATACACTCATAAAGGTAAAAATCAAATCTTCGTTAGAAAGCGTCATTGGAGTTCCTTTGTGTTTGTTGTTTTTTAAGTGCTTTGAAGTATTCGTATGTGTGAAGTGTAACCACCTCCATCTCAAAGTTGCTTACTAGAATAGTGAAAGAACAAATTGTGATGAGAGCATCAAGTAGTCCGGCAACAGGAGTGAGAAAACGAAAAATCCAACATTTGAGGGTTAGTTCTTTTCGTTTCCATAAACAGATTTGTGGTTTGAACTGATGGTTTTTCATCGGTTTGTTTCGTATGAGTGTATTATAGCACCTCAAAGGGCATCTGTGGAGTGTCCTTGTGCCAGTTCATCAAGTGTCCTTCTTATTCCTCAACTTTGATTTGATTTTGGTGAGTGCGTCATTATATCCATCTACAAGGTCAATTACAGAAGCACTTTGAGTTCCTTCGTGTGATTGCTCACGAGGCAACCAAAGTTGTATCTGGTCTATCAAGTCATCAATCGCCCAATCTTGATGAATACCACCATATAATACATCATCCCACCAACGAGTAATGAGTGCTTCAAGAGTTTTAGATAATTCAAAACGAAGAAATGAAGGTGGGTCGGTCTCCCATCTCTTCAACATTCTATTCACAACTTCATCAGTCATATAAGAAGCAGCATTCTCTTCCGCATCCTTATACTTATTCTCCAACCTATCCAGAACCTCATTCATAGGTTTTGTGGGTTCATCAAACACTCCATCTTTCTTTGCTTTCCTCATAGCATTACGAAGACCCTCTGCGGTTTCTTCTGGTGTGTATTTTTTATAAGGATAATCGTCTTTTTGTTTCACTACTTCTTTCTGGTAAAGTTCTTCAAGAGGAGCATAAACATTTACATCCCTAACTGGACGGATAGCATCTTCTCCAACTTTCCGCACATACCAACTATACACACCAGCAAAACTATCCGTATATTCAATCCTAAAATACTTCTTTCCATCATAATCAACAACATCAACCTTTCCTTGACGCAATAGTAGCATTTCAGGGTCTTGTTCTTCAAGTTTCCGTAGTTTCTCTTGAAGAATAGCAATATCCTCTTTGAGAGTTTGAATAGTTTCAGTCATCTTGGATTTCATCTATAAGAGTATCATACCACAAAGGACACCTGTTTTCAAGTGCCCTTGTGCCGGTTCTTCAAGTGTCCTTACTCCATTCGTTTTCTTTTAGAAGTGTCTATACCTCTTACTCTTTGATAATTTGAAAGACCACCAGCATTTGAGACATATCCAGTTTCAAGGCATATCCATCGTTGTGAGTTTGCTTTTTTTGCTGCCTTACTTTTATCTTCTTTAGAACCTAATTTGCCTCCAATCTTACCACCTTTTCTACCATTTTCAGTCATTTGCTCTTTACTTTGTCCGTGAATACCAATACCAAGTTCATAAGTCCTATATCCACATTTCCTTCCATTTTCAATCATTTCTTCTTTGGTTCTTACGTGTATTCCTATTTTATTTTCATATGTAATTTTACCACCTATTTTACCATCTTCACTCATTTTTTTTCTTGTTCTTCCGTGAGCACCAACTCCAAGTTCATATGCTCTTCTACCTCCAATTTTTCCATAAATTTTACCAGTTCTTTTACCATTTTCACTTCTTTGCTCTTTGGTTAGTGAATGAACTCCCAATCCAAGTTCATAACATTTATTACCACTTTGTCTCAAAACTTCTAACGAAACAATTCCACCACAATTTTCATTTAGACACCATTTATCCATATTGAGAAATGGTTTTATTACTTTTGTCTCAACTTTTTTTGCTTCTAACCAACCTTCATCTGTAAAGTCAAAGAGTTGAAGTATTTGTTTCTTTGGAGTATAAAGTTCCCAGCACCACTTGTTTGTTTTTGGAGAACCCCAATACTCTTCACCAAATACCTTTTCCTTATGAATTCCATAATAGTAATATGGAACTTCTTCAAAGGTAATTTTATATAAGTATATTCTTGGACTTTGTGAAGTCATAGTTCTGCTTCTAAATTGAGTTCGCAATACTATTTATACAAGAAAAGGTGCCCGAAGACACCTTTTCCACTCTTATGGATGCGAACTCATTAGAGCACTATTATTTATACGGACCACTTAGATAATCTTCCACACTCTCATCAGGATGCTCCTTACACCATTTTACACTCTCACGAACAATATCCCCCCATTTTTGTTCTTTTTTGGGTTCTTCTACCTTATAATCTTCCTTTGAGGCATTATAACCATTACAGAAAACATCCCACCAGACATAAGACATCCCATTACAAATACCAGTATCAGGATAAAATCCATAAACTCTTTTATATGCCTCTTCTACTGGTGATTTTGTTCGTTGAAGTTCTTCAAGTTTTTGTAGTTTCTCTTGAAGAATAGCAATATCTTCTTTGAGTTGTTGAATAGTTTCAGTCATTAGTAACTTCCAGTAGAGATTTTTGTAGAGTGAATGTAATGTATTCGTGGTCTTCGTTTTCTATAACTGCCTCGTCCAAAAGGAAACTCCTTACAACTCTAAGGGCATCATCAAAATATATTTGACCATAAGCACTCTCACCTGTAAATCGTGTGTAAAGAGGCACTTTATCTTTTGCTGGTTCTTGTGGAGTTGGTTGATACTCTCCTACCTTATAATCTTTCTGTGCGGCATTATAACCATCTTGAAAAGAACTCCAATTATCTTCATCTTCATAAGTTTCAGGATAAAATCCATAAACTCTTTTATATGCCTCTTCTACTGGTGATTTGTGCTTCTCAATTTCTTTGAGAAGTTCTAATTTTGCGGTCAAAACTTCAATCTCTTGTTTAGTTTTTTCAATTTCGTTGTTGAAAGGCATTTGAGTTTTCATCTATAAGAGTATCCTACATCAAAAGGGGGCATTTGTAAAGTGCCCTTGTGCCTGTTTGGGAAGTGTCCTATGCTATTCTTTTTCGTTTAGAAGTGTCTATACCTCTTGCGTTTTGAAATCTAGCAAGTCCTCCCGGTGTAGAAATATGTCCGGTTTCAAGACATATCCACCTTTGAGAAGAAACAATTTTGCCTGATATTTTTCCTCCTTTACTTGACCTTTCAAATTTTTGTTCCTCTGTTAGTGAAAAAATACCAGTTCCATTTTCATAATGTTTTTGTCCCATCTCTTTTCCCAATTCTATAATTTGTCCAGTTTCAATATTTTTTTGACCTCCTTTACTACTATCTTTTTTTATTTGCTCCTTTGTCCGGTTATGAACTCCTACTTTCATTTCATATGCTTTTTTCCCAGCATTACTTGTTCTACTAAAAATAATATCTATATCAGTTTCTTTTTTGACCTTTATCATTTTTTCAATAGTTTCTGGAGAATGTTTTCTTCCATACATAGGATTTTTTTCTCCGCAATTCATTTTTTGCTCTTTCATTATTTCAGTTCTTCTCTTTCTCGCATTTTCATACAGATATGAATTAGTGTATTGATTTTTACATTTCATAGCACTATGTGCGAAGTTCATTTTTTGAGTTCTATAATGATGTAATCCATATCTCTTTATAAATGCTTTCTCCAATAATGCGTGAGCAACATAATGCTCTCTTGCTGTAAGCACTACAATTCTTTTATTTTTTCCAAATATACTTACTGGAAATGTATGATGCTTTTCTGTATATCCTTCAGGAGAAATTCTGTTCTCTGCTTTCCTGATAAGATTACAATAATGCTTTAGATAGTTCATTTCTATCTTGTTGAAACGGCATTACTATTTATATAAGTTTATAATAGAAAAGGTGCCCGAAAGCACCCAATCTTTATCTGTAGAGAATTGCCGTTCCAACAGACATTCTTATTTATTATCGTTTTCTACTTCAGTTTCTCCATAATAATGTTGTGCGTTGAGGGTTCTCCACATTACAATCTGTTCAAAACATTCTCCAAGAGAACAGCAAACAAAACTATCTTCATCTATTCCATCTGGTCCATCCCAGATTGTTGCCGTGTATCCTTTGGTTGGATGTGGGGTATAAGTGATTTCAATTCTCATTCTTCATCCTCATTATCAGGTGGTAGTCATTCATTTCAGTTCCTCAAAATTCCTCTTCAATTTCTTGTTTTGTTGCTAAGAACACAATAGGATAACTCACATCTTCATAATCACCAAAGTCAAAATCCATAATCAGTTTTGAGGCAACATTATCACACAGATAATCAGCAAAAATGTTAGGGTCAAGTTCTCCGTCATCTGTAAGCATATCATTATCCTTATGCTTTTCAGGGTCAAACCTCACATAAAAAGTTACTCTATAACCTTTTAGATTTTCCAAAGCATTCTTCACATTCTGTTGTTCCTTATGCTTTTGGATTTGAAGTTCAAGTTCGTCGATTTGGTCTTCTGTCAGTTGAGAAAGGTCAATCATCGGTTTGGTTGCTTATGAGACTATTATAAGGCATCTGGGGCCCCTGTGGGAAGTCCTTGTGCCAGTTCATCAGGTGTCCTTGTTTCTTCTATTTTAGTTTCACTCAATTTTCCTATATTATAACCAGAATAAAAACTCGCATATATCCATTTTCTCATCAGGTCTTCACGGGTCTTTGGGTCTTCAACGGCACAATCTCCATAAAAGTATTCGTTTTTGAAAGAATAGTCAGTATGATTGGAATAAAACCATTCGTTGAAGAATGTTTCAATCTCATCAACAAACTCCCAATCTTCTATCGGGTATTGTTTTTTAGTCATTTGAATAAGTTTTCATTTACTTCACGAATACAATCATTATAACCAACAGAATACTCTGGTAGTCCAACACCTTTTTTATATTCAGGAATATTCTCCCTAATCAAATCCAGCACTCTAATAGTCATATCGTGGAAATCAACACGTTCATCAAGATTAGGTTTTAGCAATCCATAGAGTTTATCATAAAAACTTTGAGGTTCTATGATACGTTGATATTTAACCCCCATAATGGTTGCTATATCTCCTTCTATGAGGACGGTTGAGATGTCTACTTCGTTAGTCATTTTATCTTTGTTAAGAGGTCCATAAACTACTTTCATTATATCTTGGATGTCCTTTTCAATACCAAACATTAGAGTGCCTCCAGTTCATCACATACAGCATCAATCTGTTTGAGAGCATCGTCCCAACCATTCACATACATTACATTTAGTTCATCTTGCCAATCCACATTTTCATTTGTCCCAGAAATAAGTTCCCGTAGTTTTTCAAGAACTTCTTTGAGTGCCCACGCAGTATTATGATATTCGGTATTAGACAGAACCCGTAAGATTTCTTCTGCTATTTGTTGGTTAGTCATTTTAAATACCTGCGTCGGCATCAATTGTGAATTCTGCTTTGTCTGTGATAATCTCTACACTCATATCATTCATAATGATTTGAAGTTTTTTGAGGACACCATCCCGTGCTTCTTTTTTAGCAGAACCAGTCCAATACTCACCCTGACTTAAAGAATGAAGTAGAGTGTCTGTGATAATATAAAGGTCAAGTGCTGTGAGTTTCATTTTAGTTCCTCAATAATAGATTTGATTTGTTTGAGATTATCATAAAGTTGTTTTTCAAAATCATAACATTCAGTCAAATGCTCTATGTTGTTGTCCTCAAAGTTAGTTTCTTCACGGATTTCCCAAGACAAACCATCCATATCTGCTGCGGTTTCTATGAGAAAGTATTCAAGTGTTTCAAGTAAAGTCATTCTTCCCACCCATCAAAATATTCAGTAAAAAAGTTAAAACTCAAACCAACCTTACCAACTTGAAAATCTACTCCAAGAAAAGAAGAAGAAGTAAGAAATGAGAGCAGGATGTGAAATCCACCATTACTATGAACTAAACTACTGGGGTTCTCATAATTCACCCAAAGCAGTGAAGTATTCTTGACAATACCAAACTGCCAAGTGTGATTTACTTCACTATCATCCCAAACTTTTTTATCGTATTGAAAGAGTTTCATCAGGTGTCTGTGTCTATGAATGTATTATAAGGCATTTTCAGGGACTTTGGAGTGCCCTTGTGACGGTTTCTCAAGTGTCCTCAAACATCAATAATCAAAACTTCCACATCAGTTGAAGGAAGTTCTTTATCGTATTGGAAAATTGGACCCAGACCATAAATTCCGTTTGTGTTTTTTACAGTTGCCACATAAACACTAATCTCTTGAGTTATATCCAAACCGTAGTCAACATCCCTCCACTGACCCACAACTTCTAGGTCTTCGGGGAACTTCTTAAGTTGCTCAATCAGTTCCTTAACTTTCATTTCAGTTCCTCTTTCTGTTTTTGTTTTAGAATTCTAATAATATCGGTAATTGTATTCATTTCCCCATAAATTTGGTGCCATCTACCTACATCACTATAACTTACAGTTTTATAATAGGTCTTCCTAATCCATTCAGCAACTTCCTCAAATGAAGTATTTTCAGTCATAATGCCTCTAAATAATCTGCGATTTCTTTAATACTTTCCAATTTTGGTTCAGTCTTTCTGGAAAGGTCAATTATTAGTCCGTCATTTTGATTTACAAAGGGTGATGTAGTTGGAGTATTTTTCTTATACCATTCATCATTTCTTTTTTCTCTTGTGAAGTTTGCCCAAAGAAGACTTGTTTTGTATTTTAGATTCAAATAATCTGCGATTTCTTTAATACTTTCCAATTTTGGTTCAGTCTTTCTGGAAAGGTCAGTCATTCCAGTTTCTCCAATTCATCAGCAAGGTCATAAAGCACCCGAGCATCAACTACCATATCTTCTACACCTTCCTCTTCACAACACTGGTAATACTGAAACTCATTCACAATCTCACGAATAGCAGCAGCAAGAGAAAGTTCTTCGTGATTTGGAAACTTATTACTTTCCACCCACTTATCTTCCCAAGCACGATAAATTCTTTGTGCTCTTTCAGTCATTTGGTTTCTCCACAGATAGTTCTACTTCCATTTCACTCATAATCTTTTGAAGTTTTTTGAGCATACCGTCTCTTGCTTCTTGTGTAGCACGACCACTCCAACTGTTACCAAATTGTAAAGAGTGGAGCATAGTGTCTGTGAGAATATAAAGGTCTAATGCTGTGAGTTTAGTTTTAGTCATTATCGTCCAGTAAGATAAGAGGTTTTCAGTTTTTGAATGTTATCCAAATGTTCGTAGAGGTTTTTGAGTTCTTCACTTTTTCTTTGTTTGAAAGAAATAAACTCTTCATTATGGTCGGCACATTCTCTACTCCAACTACTAACAGTCACAAATACCTCATCAATTTCTTTTTGAATGAGATTTTCACAATATTCGTAAGTATCTTTTGTAGTAGTCATTCTTCATCCTCATCATAATACTCACCAGTTCTCATATCCTCAATAACACTAGGAAGAAAATCAATTTCATCAAAATCCAAACCTAGTTTGTTGGGACATTCGTAAAGATGATTAAGAACAGTTTTAAGTGTTGAAATAAATTCTGGGGTAATCAATTTTGAGATTTCTTGATTAGTCATTTGGTTCCATTACAATAGATATGAGGATAAGTATCAGGATATTTCACAGGTGGTTTTGAGATTACGGGAGAAACACAAGGAATAGTATTAGGAGGAGTGAGAGGAGTATAAGGAGAACCAATATTATAAGTGAATGGAGATTTACTCAAATACTCTTCAATAATATTACAAGACCATCCATCCTCATAGAACTGCTTACCATAGAAAATAGCATCTTCCTTATTTGGAAAGGAAGCAACATAAGTTTCGTTGTGATAGAGTGAATAAACTTTCATTTCAGTTCCTCCTCATTCTTTTCAATCTCAAAGATTTCATTTAGAAACTCAATTGCGTATTTTCCTACTACGAATGCGTCTTTATCCTCAAAGAACCTATCACCCACAGTCCGCATATCATAACCCGAATTGGTTTTATCAAATAAAGCAATCGCATAACAATAATTCCTCTCCTCTGCCTTATACCACTTGACGAGTTCGTGCTTTTTGTTATAGGTGCTCCAACGGAACTCAATGTTACGAAATCTCATTCTACGTTACAATCAGGGTGTGGTTGTGGGAGTTGTGAACAGTAAACTTCTTTGGGTGTTGGTGTTACTGGAGGTAGTATAACAGGTTCTGGTGCTGGAAGTTGTAGTGGTTGTGCCACTTCTACAACTGGCTTTTGTGATGTCACTTCTTCCAGTTGTTTCTCAAGTTGAATAATCTTCTCCTCAAGTATTGGTGAAGGAGTATTTGTAGAACCTTCAGCAAGTTTATAACCAGCAATACTCACACCAAAGATACTTGCGAGTGCGGCAACAGCAGAAATAGTTTTAGTGAAACTCATAATCAGTCAGTGGGGTTGATGTTCATAAGGTCATTATACAGCATTAGGTAAGGTCTTCATCTTCTAGGTAAACATCTTCAACAAGGTCTTTTAGTCTATCAAAGAAATCTTCGGTGAGTGGAACTGTCTCCACTTTACCACTATCAATATCAGCACACATTTGTAATAGATACTCAAGGAACTCTTTGGGATAAACCTCATCTTCTCCAAGAGTTCCCCAGAACCAAGAAATACATTCTTCTTCTGGGTCTTCTACTGTTCTGGGTAAAGCATAATCTTTATAGTTACTACCCATCAGGTCTGCCCAGATACGAAATGCTCCACCAATACTCTGCCATCCAGTCATCCAGCAGTGTGAAAAGTAATAATCAAACCAAGATAATTTTATTTTTTTTGTGTTTGTTCCTCTAATTAGTGTGCTATACATTTTCTTTTCTGTCCCAACTGTCCCAAGTGAAACCAAACAATTCAACGCAAAATCCTGCCTTCCAACACCAGAAGAGAATATCAATCAAACGATTGTTTCCAAATGAGATTTGAAGATAAGGACCAGTAGGATAGTCACTCCAATCAAAACTTACTTGAATAAAAGACCTTCTTTTAGCTTTGAGTAGAGTAAATATATGCTCCACCCCGTAATCTTCTTTCTTGTAATAATCAATTAGTTTCATTCTACTATTTCCTGTGCGAGTTGTAGCATATCATTTTTATCAAGAACAATCAAATTGTCTTGAGCATTATAAGACCTTACAGTTTCTGCGGCAACTTGTAGAATTGCGGAAACCAGTTTCTCTTCAGTATCGGCACCTTGATTGTTTCTACAATCCCAGATTGCGTTCATAAACTCTTGTGCTCTTTCAGTCATTCTTCATCCTCAAAGTCAAAGTATTCATACAAAGAAGAGATTACCTGCTCCTCAATGTGCTGACAAATAGATTCTTCAGTTGGGTCCTCTATATGCTTAAAAGCACGACGATAACCACGAAGGACACCTTCTTCAAGTGCCTGGTCCAATATTACACGAAATTTAGGTTTCATTACTCATTGCCTCCATACTCATTGCCTCCATTTCCTCATCAGTATAATTGGGATTATCAGGTTGCTCAAGACGAGAAAGTTTTGCCTTCAGGTCACGAACTTCTGCCTCCAACTTACACACTTCATCACGATAATCCTCAACCAGTTTCAGGTCATACTCCTCGGCAGTCTTACGCATATCTTCTTGACTACGCATTTCGTTGAATGCGACATAGCAAGCACCTTTAGCAATACCTATTTCATTATGACCCATCGTGCCAGCAAACCTCGCAAAGAACTGAAAGAGTTGAATGGTATTCAGGTCTTGAGCAGGGCACTCAAAAGTAATGTGCTCTTCTGGAAGAGTCTCATCATAGATGCCTCCAGTTTGTTCCCAAGTGGAATCAAATTTGAGAGTGATTTTTGCTTCGCAGGTCATTTGAAATTACCGAGAATAATAAAGTTGTTCTTGAATGCTTGTAAGTTTATTATACAATTGATTGATAGAAATTGAAAGGCAATCTTCCACAATCACTTGGTTTTGTTTAGAAAGCAATTGAAGTGAAGAAAGAATAGCATCAATCTCCGGTTTGTTTAGTTCTACCATCATTTAGTCAAAATCCTCCAATGTTCATTTCCAGTTTTAGGCAACCACATAAAGTATTTCTTGTTGAGAGAAGCAAGAAACAGCATATCATCTTTTTCTTGTTCTACATGGCATCCGTGTAGTGAATCCAAAATATTTACAAACCTATTTTTTGCTTTCGCAGAAATAGGTTCCACATTTACCATTTTACGTTTGATTTTAGTCATCATACAGCAAGTGCTCCATTAGGAATTTCAACGACTTCAAACGTTTTTCCGTCTTCATACTTATAACAATCATAGCATACCCATTCTCCATTTACAAAGAGATAAGCATACTCTTCACCATTTTCAAGATACTCATTGAGATTAGCATCAAGACGAGGAGGAGAATTTTCACCACGGAGGGAATAATAATTTGGACCATACTTGGATGCTTTACCATCACAATCAAATGGAGTATCAGTCCAGCAAGAACTCATATCACCACCATCAATCAGTTCTTCGGCAAGAGATTTGGAGTTGTAGTGAGTAGTAAGAATACGACCCAACCAAGATGGGTATCCATCCCAATGGTGATAAGAAGATAATACAGAACCATCAGAGAGTTCAATACCGATGCGTGACCTTGTACTCATTTGCTTTGTTTGATTACTCTGTAATTATAGCAGGTCTGCAAGGGCATTGGAGGTCTTGTGTGCCAGTTCCAAGTCTGCACACCTTTTTGTTGAAATGTCAACATAATGTGAAGATAAATCTATTCCAACAAACTTTCTGTTTTCTTGAAGAGCAGCAACACCAGTAGATCCACTTCCACAAAAAGGATCTAATACTATAGTTTCTTTTGGAGAATACACTTTAATCAAATATGCCATCAAGTCAATTGGTTTAACTGTTGGATGGTCATTATCTGATCCCTTTTCTTTTCTTGTGGCACGAGGAGCATAAAAATATTTTTGATGTTCTGGTAATACATCACCAATGATATTAGAAGGATATCTACCAGCAGGGTTAGCATCTACAGTTCCAAACTCTTCTTGTGTTCCTGTAGTTTTTCCATCACGTCCAAATGTACGACGTTTAGCACCATCTTTTACCCAACCTGTTGGTGGTTTCTTATCCCATGGCACTCTAGTATTTTCAGTATCAATTAAACCACATCCCCACTTCTCAAAATTATTTTGAAGTGTTCCTTGATATGGTTTTTGTGCTACTACTATTGGTTCATGTGCTGGTTTCAATCTATTATGTTTGGGCATTTTAGTAGTGGTCATCCACATAATTTGATCTTTAATTTTAAATCCAGCATCCTCTACATTACATGCCAGACGATGATAAAGTTCTGGAGAACAAAATGCTAAGCAAAAAGCACCTGGGCGAAGTGTGCGAAACACTTCAACCCAGATGTCTACGGAAGGAACTGAATGATCCCAATGGTCCATATTCATTCCATAAGGGGGATCGGTGATACAACTATGAAAAGTATTATCTTCGTAATTAGATAACACTTCTTTAGAATCACCTAATAGAATTGAGAACGTTTTGTTCACAGATTAACCTCTCTTTGTGTGTAAAGTAATCAGTCTTTTCAGACCCACCAGATTGAGTATACATATTTCTAATATAATAGTCAAATCCACGAGAATCATCTTTCCATTCTGGCATGTTTTGATATTTATGCAGAATTTCATTTAATTCCACAAGCAATTTTGAATATAGTTCTCTCTTTTCTAATGACACTACATCTTTACCATAAAAAATTGTAGTCTCATTAGTTGCTTTACTCGTAAAGATGTAGATATATTCTTCTTTTGGAAGTCCACCATTATAAACGGGATAAGTCTTGTTGGAAGATTTACATTCAATAAAATAAAGTTTTCCTTTATACCTTATAATAAAATCTGGACTATCATTTTTTCCTGTCGGTTGTGAAATGTATTCTCCCTCCTTTAAATCAAAAATATCACCACCATTAAGTGCCAAATCACGTTGTAATTTTGTAATTTTTTTAATTTTTGATTTCAAAAATCCATTAGAAATCAAAGCATTTTCTACAGCAATTTCGTGTTCTGATACTTGATAACCTCCAGACACAAAATCAAGTTCAAGAATTTCTTTGAAAAATTGATTCAAATTTGTCATAATGTTTTTCTGACGATTTCCGTCAATTGTTTTGATTACTCCATAATCATAGCAGGTCTTTGAGTGCTATGGGGGTATCGTGTGTCAGTCCCCATAGTGGCACAAGGCACAAAAATAGGAGGCATTACACCTCCTTGTAAGTTTTGGGTAAGAAGGAAACTTATAACCCCCTCACTCGTTTAGTTCAAACAGAAACTGTTTGACGAGAGAAAGCAACAATGTTGTTTGCGTTTGTTTGTTTGTTCCGTCAACAGATAATACATACATCCCAGTCGATTCTATTTTATCCCCTTGAAATGGAGATAATCGGTACTGCCCCGATGTGTTGGAATATAGAGGTTTATCCTCTTGAACTCTTTATATAGTAGCATAAAGAGTTTTATAAGTCAAGTATGGAAGCATCGAGGTTCAAACTCGAAACCTTTCGGTTGCAAACCGAATGCTCTATCAATTGAGCTATGCCCCCGTGGCAGACCAGAGAATTGAACTCCGTCCCATTACATAATATTAAGTAATGGTTAGCACAAAACTCTCTGCTCTTATAAATATATATAAAGGTAAATATATGTTTTATACCATCTACAAAACTACAAATTTAATAAATGACAAGTATTATATTGGAAAACATCAAACAGAAAATTTGAATGATGGATATATCGGGTCCGGTGCAAAATTAATAAAATCAATTAAAAAATATGGAAAAGAAAATTTCAAAAAAGAAATTTTATATGTATTCCACACAGAACAAGATATGAACAATAAAGAAAAAGAACTTGTCAATGAAGAATTAGTAAAAGATAAAAATACTTATAATATTGGAGTTGGAGGAGAAGGTGGTCCTCATTTTTTAAATAAAACTCATACAAAAGAAACGAAAGATAAAATTTCCCTAAAAATTAAAGATAGACCAGTATCACCAGAAACAAGAGAAAAAATGTCTAAAAATAATTATATGAAAGGAAATTCTACGCAAGCAAGAAAAAATGCTTTGTGTCGTTTTAATGATGGTAATATAAACCTATCCGAAGAGACAAAGATGAAGATATCTTTGTCTTTAATTGATAAGAAACAAAATACAATTAAGTGTCCTCATTGCCATAAACTTGGAGGTGAACGAGCAATGAAAAGATGGCACTTTGAAAATTGTAAGAATTTATCAAATTAAATCGAGTGCTACCTTTACACTCGTCTGCGTTATTTGAAGTCTTAAGACTTCAACTCCCCCGTCTGGATTCGAACCAGAGACAGCAAAATTAACAGTTTTGAGTTCTACCACTGAACTACAGGGGATTATAAAAGTTTAAAGTTTATGGTCTAACATAAACTCAACTGTTGTTGCTACATCATTCATAGCATCTCTCAAATCTGGTTGTTGTCCTGATTCTTGTTTGATGATTGGACGAGAACAATCTGTTAATGTCCAACGCCATTGTTTCATTGAATCGCAATACCAGAGTTTAATGTTCATGCTTAGATTTCTCAATTTTAATCCAATTAAGAAGAGCATTTACTTCTGCTCTCTTTGCTTCAGTGAAGTCGTTACCTTTACTGAAGAGGTAGAAATCCAATGCTTCAATAGCAAGTTCTCGGTCTTGTTGTGAAATAAGAGACATAAAAAGAATAATATAGATTTTGGAGATATTTAGTCTCCAAGTCCGAGATGCAGGATTCGAACCTGCGACCCTCTGCTCCCAAAGCAGATGCGCTAACCAAACTGCGCTAATCCCGGTTATAGTAATGGAGTTTTCTGTGACAATTAGAACACAGACAAATACATTTTTGTATTTCTTCCATAATTGTTTTTTTGCTATTATTACATAGCATATATCCTACTGATGCCTCTTTTTGTGATGGGTCAATGTGATGCCAGTCTAAACAAGCATTATCACTTTCTCCACATCTGCCACAAGATTTATCTGACATAATGGTATTATACCATTCTCTTTTCCGTTGTCTAGCAATTTTTGATTGAGCAGCAACATCAAATCCAGAATCTTTCTTTTTTTCATACCATTCTTTTTGGTATGTTTTCATATCTTTGGCAGGCATAGCATTTTGTTAAAGTTCAAATCTATTTATATGATTTGAACTTTATGGGAAATCACAGATTCGAACTGTGGACTCTTTGAATGTAAATCAAATACTCTAACCACTGCGCCAATCTCCCTGGAGCGAAATAGGAGATTCGAACTCCTGACGTTCTGCTTGGAAGGCAGACATTCTACCGCTGAATTAATTTCGCATTTTGTGAGAGTGGAAGGTTTCGCATCCTTCTACTGTATCCCTTGTCGGGGTGCCTTACTTTTGGCATCACTCTCAGCACTTGCCTTCACACAAGTGAAGTATAATACATAACGAGTATTATGTCAAGTGTTGTGTGCCACTCATAGGACTGGCACAAAGGAAGGTCAGAGATTCGAACTCTGGGAGGTTTTACCCTCAATAGTTTTCAAGACTATCACCATAAACCACTCGGTCAACCTTCCATGTATCAAGTATAGACTATCTATAAGAGATAGTCAAGCGTCTTCTGTAGGATTTGAACTTTTTTCAATTTCTATTAGATTTATGTGAAAATCTATTATAATTAGAAATTCCAAGAGTTTTACAACGTTTTCTTACAGCATTATCACTAACTCCTAAAATTTTTCCAACTTTAGTTATAGGATAATTTTGTATAAGATTCATCAATTCTTCTTTGGATATTTCAAATTTTCTAGATTTCATTCCTCTTTTTATTGAGGAACATTTATTACATCTAGAATGCGAAACCCCAATTTGAACTTTACAGTCTACACAATAGTTTTGAGTTTGAGTTTTACATCTCCCTCTTATGTATCCATACGGAATGATTTGACTTTTCAATATCTTACGAGATATGTTTCCATCATTAATCCATATTTTTCCATATTGACTATTTTTTTCTCCACACTGGTGAGTTCTTCCAGTAGCAAATTTTCTAAGAATTTCGGAGGTTATAATTCCACCGCAATTTCCATTCAAACACCATTTATCAGTATTGTAAAATGGTTTTATAAGTTGTTTTTCTATTTGATTTGCTTTTAACCAACCTTCATCTGAATAGTTAAAGAATTCTAGTATTTGTTTTACTGGTTCGTATAGTTCCCAACACCATTTATTTGTTATTGGAGACCCCCAATATTCTTCATCAAAATATTTTTCTTTATGAACTCCATAGTAATAATATGGAGTATCAATAAACGTAATCTTATACGTGTAGATACGTAGTTGCATAACTCTGCTCTTGAAGTTGAGTGGTAATACTATTTATACAGGAAAGAGGCATTTCTGCCTCCTCCGACCTGAAAAGATACCACTCAACTCAGGCATTTGTATTTATACAACAAGTCCGATATCCGATTTGAACGGATGACCTTGATTTTCGTAGAATCCTGCTCTATCCAGACTGAGCTAATCGGACATTTGGCGAAGGGATAGGGACTTGAACCCTAACTAAAAGTTTTGGAGACCTTCGTGCTACCAATTACACCATCCCAACGTGTTTGGATATAAAATCCAATACCGAAGGTGGGATTTGAACCCACAACATTTCGCTTTTGAGGCGAACACCTCTACCAATTGGATTACTTCGGCATATGGGCGTGAGAGGATTTGAACCTCCACTGTACAGATTCTAAGTCTGGTGCCTCCTACCAATTGCGCTACACGCCCTTAATGACTTTCATAGAATACCAGAGATATCCCAGAAGTCAATGTCCGTGAGAGGATTTGAACCTCCACATTACAACCTTCTCAGGGTTGCTCCTCTGCCAGGTTGGGATACACGGACGAGTTCCCAAGCCAGGGCTCGAACCTGGACTCTTCTGAGCCAAAATCAGACGTGTTTCCAATTACACTACTTGGGATTAAATATGATTCATAAAGAACCAAGAGTCTAGGGTGGGATTCGAACCCACGATAAGAAGTTTTGCAGACTTCCGCATTCGACCACTCTGCCACCTAGACATATTGAACTATCTGGAATTTCCAGATAGTTGAGAGCCCTCAACTAGATTTGAACTAGCGACCTACTCATTACTAGTGAGTTGCTCTACCACTGAGCTATAAGGGCAAAGGTGAAGGACGGGACTTGAACCCGCATAAACTAGATTCACAATCTAGCGCATTAACCAATTATGCTACCGACACAAGGCAGTAGATGGAATCAAACCACCGACGAGAAGGGTATGAATCTTCTGTTCTATCACTGAACTATACTGCCAAGGCGGAAGATGAAGGATTCGAACCCTCGGAGGGGTTTTTCCCCTCGGCGGTTTAGCAAACCGCTGCTTTCGGCCACTCAGCCAATCTTCCAAGTGGGGAGAAGGTGGAATCGAACCACCATTGCCAAAGGACGGAATCGAACCGTCTCTAACACCGTCGTGCTCACCATCCAAGGTGCTCTCCCAAGTGGAAACAACTGGACTTGAACCAGTGGTCTTTCGATTATCAGTCGAATGCTTTACCAACTAAGCTATGTTTCCAAGGTGGGAACAATCGGATTTGAACCGATAACACCTTGATCTTCAATCAAGTGCTCTACCAATTGGAGCTATGTTCCCAAGTATTCCTGAAGGGATTTGAACCCTCGTTTATGCCTTGAAAGGGCATCGTCCTAACCATTAGACGACAGGAACACGACGACTCTAACGAGATTCGAACTCGTGATTCTTCTTAGACAGAGAAGTATGATAACCACTTCATTATAGAGTCAAGGTGGGTAGGGTTGGATTCGAACCAACGATGGACAGAACCAAGAGATTTACAGTCTCCCTCCTTCAACCACTCGGACACCTACCCGAATAGTTTATGTTTAATGACCGAACTACGGCGGTCAATGGGTCGTAGAGGAGTTGAACCTCTCTCTACCGGTTAAAAGCCGGGTGCATAAAACCGATCTGCCAACGACCCAATAAAATATGGTAATTATTCAGTTGTCAAGGTGCTGGTGGTCTCTCAACCACCCTTTAAGAATACCACGTTTTGAGGTCCGTGCTCTTTGAGTGTGCCAGTAGCACAAGTGGCACAAGACCATAAAAAAAGAGGGGGAATCTTTTGGATTCTCCCTCTTCGTTGCTTTTTATGATTTGTCTTTTAACTTTGACTTATCATATTCGCAACCAAGAGGGTCTCTCCAATAAACCAGCGGTTCATCGGATAATCACTCTTTGGTTGTGAATGGAGATTAGTCATTGTTTGTTCTTGTGTATATTATATATACCAGTTTTTTAGAGTTTTGTCAAATGTTATGTATAAACACTATATCATAAAAAAGACCCCTTGGAGGGGTCTTGTGTCAGTTTGGGAAGTGGTATCAATTGTCGCTACCACGACCATATGCTCTATTCACATAACTTGATGTTTTAGAAGCTTCTGGAGAATGTGCTCTTAACTGATGTTCAATATCAGCAGATCTAGCCTTTTTATTAACATCACCAGACTTACGAAGTTTATTTGATTTATTGAGCATTTTTCTTCTTGGAAGTGGTTTATAATCTTCTTCACCTTCCATAATACTCTCTCTCCAACCCTCACTCATATTCACCATAATGACTTCTGCTTGTTCTTGTGTTTCAGCATATCCTTCATCAAGAAGGTGTGAAAGAATGATGTCGTAGAGGTCATACTCATAACTATCACGAATACCTTGCCCATCACTTCTCATTAACCTATTTCCAAACGCCTTTTTCCTATTCTCACCTTTTGCTTTGTTTGCTGCTGCCTTTGCTTGTGCCTTTTCTGGATTGTGAAACGCACTAACAGCAAATTGCTGACTTGCTCTTTGTTTTAAATTTTCACCTTCGGGAGTATTGCTGGGGAGTGTTCCAGCATACATATTTCCACGAGTAGCAGTTTTTTTTGATTTATTTAATAATTGATGTCCCTTATCTCTTGCTTTATCACCAAGGTCTTTATATCCTTCTTCAACTTCAGTTGATTCTTGAAGATAAGGAGAAGTATAAGGCCAACGGTTCAGCACGTTGTGCTCTTCCTTTGCTCCCTCAATTAAAATTTCTTGAGAGAGATTTGAAATGTTTTGTAAGTCCCTATAATTCATTTGCTTTTACAGTTCTATCAAAGTATTTATAAAACTGTATCAAGTTTATAATTCGTAATCAGCAATTCGGTTTTCACATTATCTTGTGTTCCTTTCTCACCACGATGAACCATAGAATACCTCAACTTCCATTCATCTATATTATACTCTTTATAACGACTTAATATCCAATCATTAAGATTGTAAGTAATCATAAAACGATGAGGGCATTTATCCACATCATCAGCAAATCTTTCGTGAGAGAATGATGAGTGAAGTTTTCTACCAGTTCCATAAAGGAAATCCTTAATATCATAAGGTGGGTCAAGAAATACAAACACACCATCACCCTCTGCGTTCATTACTTCCTCATAATCAATATTAGTAATCTTCCAGTCTTTGATGATATAAGAATATCGTGGAAGTTTATCAATACCAACTAACGAGAAGTTAGAACGTGATGCTTGAACTGAAAATGTTGAGTTCTCTGTAAGACCAGAATAAGAACACTTATTCATCACAAAGAACGCAACTGCTTGTTCTAATGGTTCAAGATTACCAATCGTATGAGAGTAATCATTAAAGAGTTCTTGGTGTGCGTTGTCGTCATTAAGAACTTTTTCTTTGATTGCTCTTAATTTATCTTTGAGAACTTGTCCATTATCACGAAGTTGAACCCAAAAGTTATACAAGTAATAATACTTGTCGTTTACCCAGATAGGAACTTTTGGGTAGTTCTGCGAAACCATTAAAGAAATACTTCCACCACCCAAGAAGGGTTCACGAAACTCTTTGAAATCACTTGGAAACCAAGGAGCAAGTGTTTTGAGTGCTTTGCTCTTGCCTCCAGGATATCTTAAGGCCGTCTTTAATGGGAACTGTTTCATATAACTTTTTTTATTATATAATGCGAGTAGGGAGACTTGAACTCCCACGGGCATACGCCCAACAGATTTTCTTACCACTATAGTTTTCACTACCCTTTCGGTTTGTGGTCTGGACTATACCTTCATCATACCTTTTGGTTTAGATGTTCCCCGTCTAGTCTCTACACCTTCATCTTGCGATGCTTGGCTCGGTATTGCCATTTTACAGGTTTCACCGAATTTGAGGAATTACACTCATAAAGTTTCCTAAATGAGGCTCAATTTTCATAAGTCTGGTGTGTCTACCGATTCCACCATACTCGCTTGTATAAGACTATCATAACTCAAAAAATCACAATAGTCAAGTGTGCCGTGTGGTTGTGAATCTAAATCAAACCTTTTTGATAAGTGCCCCACTGCTCTCATCTAAAGTTTTGAACCACGGCGAGTGCTCGTTGTGGGAATCTAACCCACCTTCGGCGCTTTATGAGAACGCTGCATTCAAACAGATTGCTAAACGAGCAGAAAAAATAAAGATTTAGACAGTCACAAGGACACCATCTTTCTTCATTTGAGAAATCATCTTACCAACACTTTCACCAGCATTAAAGGTGTTGCGAAGTTTGCCTTTGAAACCTTCAATACTATCACACTTGAAGACATAAAACTTATCAGGTTTGTAAGTGTAAGCAACACCAACAGTGTTGTCTTCGTCATTAAAAGAAAGTTTAGCAATCGCACCAGAGGTGCTAATCTCAAGAACTTCCATCGTGCCCCATTCATTTGATTACCTAGTAATTATAACACGTTTTGGGGTGCTGCGGAAGGACCTTGTGTCAGTTCTATGAGTGGCACACTCGTATAAATAACTATGATTAACATTATCATAGTTATATGAAAATTATAGAAGGTTTTTCAAATTACAAAATTTATATGAATGGAGATGTATATTCTTCATTAGGAAAGGGAAAAAGTCTAAAACCCTCATTAAATTCATTTGGTTATCCTGTAGTAACAATCAAAGATGATTGTGGAAAATGGAGAATGAAAGCAATTCATAGATTGGTCGCAGAATATTATATCGCAAATCCAAATTTATTACCTGAAGTAAATCACAAAGACAGAAATAGAAGCAATTACAATATTGAAAATTTAGAATGGACATCTAAATCAGAAAATAGTAAAAATAGAGTAATTTTTACTGAATATGTAGATAAAGAAAATTGGGCAATAGATTATCTAACTTCTTTAGGTTATTCTATATCCAAATAATAAATTTTATGTCCTCTGGGGGTCCAGCAAGGGGTCAGGGACGGTTCAAAAGACCTCGCATCCCAGTCCTATTTACAAATCCTTCCAAACCTTTATTGATGGGACGCACTTTTACATAAAGTTCTTCGGGCACAAATCCAAAGTATCCTTGGTTCCAGTTACAAAGCCACACAGGAGCACAAAGTGTTGTATCAGTATAAGTCGTTCCATCATCATCACCAACTTCTTTTACAAGCAGAGTATCGTAATCATCAGGTTCTTCTGTATTCAAAATGATTTCCATTTGGTCCTTTTCAACTGGATATCGTCCACTTTCAAAGTAAAAGTGCTCGTCAATTGCTTCTTCGGTTCCATTTAGGAGTAGTTCTTGAACTGTATTGTTATGGGGGTGGTCAAATGCCCACATCCCATTTTCAAGTTTGTAAGCAACGATTGTGAGTTCCATAGTGTTCTTTGGTTTCCAGTATCATAGCATAAAAAAAGACCCCTGGGAGGGGTCTTGTGCCGGTTTGGGAAGTGGTATCAACCGATGATGCTGTCTCTCCACTCTTCACTCATATTCACCATAATTGCTTCTGCACTTTCAAAAGTATCAGCATATCCTTCATCAAGAAGATATGAAAGGATTACATCATAGAGGTCATAAGAATTGTTTAGATTTTTTCTAACGATTTCCTTTGATGCTTTTGACTTCATTCTAGGCATTGTAACTGATTGTGGTTCACCTGGTCCTTCAGTTGCTCTAGTTACAGCAGAAGCAGTGCGACTTCCCTGTTTTGTGAATAATGGAGAGAATGGTCTTGTTTTATATGGAGCTTCTCTATTCATTCTTTGAGAAACAGTTTCTGTTTCTCCTGTTTTTCTCTTACTTGTCGAAGAGGGTACTGCTCTTAGCTTCCAATCACTCTTAAACTTGTCTTCAGGACCATAACCTGCTTTGTCTTTGTCTTTGTCTTGTTTTGATTTTTCTGATTTTTTTGCGTCTGCTCTAACTTCTGCTTGAGTTGGTCCTGCTTTATAAGGTCTTACACCTTCTGCTCTCTCTTCATCAATATCTGTGTAGACATCCAAGTAAGCTTCGTGAAGATTGTTAAGTTCTTGTGAGTTCATTGCTACAAATGGTTTTGTATTTATTTATATATTTATGATAACTCACCTAATGCTTTTTGTTTTCTTAACTTCTTGGGATTTTTAGTTCTTGTAGATATTCCTTCAAGTTCTGGAAAACTTGATGTTCTTCCAGATGGAATTAGGGTCTTATCTTTTCTGGCAGATTCTCTTCCTGGATAATCTGGATATAGTGGTGCTTGCCTTTCCCTAATTCTATTCAATAGAGTTTTATATACAGAATTATTTGGATTTTTTGCAATTAACTTTGCTGTTGCAATTTTCAATCTCTGTGTTGTAGATGCCTCATATAAAAACTCTCTAAATGTTTTCATTAATCTACTTTTCCTACCATTAATCCTGTTTTGGGACTTGCTTTGGTAGATTTCTTACCAAAAATCTTTTTATAAAGTTTTCCTCTCTTTTCTTCACCAGTTTTCTTATCTTCACCAGGCATAACTGCTGTTGGTTTTCCAATTACAGTATCACCTTTCTTTGCTCCTGCTTTCTTCAATTGTTTTGGAGTATCTTTAACTGCTTGAATAAAGTTTCTACCCCTTTCCATTCGTTGGTTTCTATCACCTTTACCAACATCACTATCACGATGCATAATATCTACAGTATGAACTTTTCCAGTTTTAGAAGCACCTGATTTGACCATCTGCTTTCTCAAATCTTTCACTCTTCTTACACTTTCACTTGAAGGTGCAGTTTTGAGTTTAGTCATACCAGATGCATTTCTTCCTGCTGGTTTTACCTTACTAATAAGTCTTTCAGCCTTTGCTGCCTTTCTTGCTGATGAATATGTGCGAATGAAATGGTCTTGTTTTGTGCTTCCAGCATCATCCATATCATCATCACTATCATAAGTTGTATAATCTCTTGCTCTCGTTCTCAAATCTTTAGTGGAATACTTACCAGTTCCTTTCAATCCTGCTTTCTTTGCAATTGCAGCAACAGATCTTTCTCCTCGGTCCATCTTATTTCCAGCACGACCTAAAGTAGCTCGTCCTCTACTTCTTTCACCAGTTGAACTTTCTTCCAATTCAACTTCTTCTTTTACACAATTATTATAAGTCTTTCCAAATAGTTTTTTGGTGCCTTTTTTCTTATAACCAGGCCAGCACTTCTTTGCTTCGGTAATAAACTCTTGAAAGGTTTTCATATATCTTTTTTAGTTATTTATCCTTGCGACCTTACACTAGATATAAGTCTATCTAATTTGTCCGAAAACTTTTGTGCTTTATCTAGTCTTTGTCTAATTGCACCAGATCTTGTTGTACCGTAACCACGTTGTCCTTTTTTAGGAGGTTTAGATCCCTTTATTAAATTTTTTGGTTCTGACGTTACTTGAAGGTTTGATGCAACATCACCAGGACTTGCTCTTTCGAATCGTTTTCGGTATTTAGGGTTCCTCTTATCTTGTTGAAGTGGTTGAATATGATCTTGAACGTGTTTGATTCCAGTTTTTTTCGTCAATCTTCTTGCTGCTTCTTTTTTCTTTTTTCTTGCATCTTCTTCACGGTCAAACGCAATAGAAGCTAGTTCACTTGGGTTTTTCCTTGACAAATCTTTTTTTGCTTGACTTTCTAATTCATTTTTTGTTAGTGGATTTAATGTTTCAGATCTTCTTTTCTTTTGTTTTTTAAGTGAATCTTTTAATTTTGTTCCCCATCCACCTCGATTTGCTCCTGAATTTCTAAGAGATCTTTTCTCTCTTTCTTCTGGAGACATTTTATCAAGTTTTGCTTGTGCTTCGTCTTTGGGAACAAATCTTCTTCCCTCAATCAAATATGCTTCAGCAATAAACTTTTGAAAAGTTTTCATTCTACTATAGTGTTGTTTTTCTACTGAAAATATCCTTCCCTTTATTTGCTCTAGCTGATTTTGCCCAACCCACTTTCATTTGTGGACTTGGACCATCGGTATTCCAATTGCGTTCTACCTTTGCCCCTGGAACTTTCTTCTTACCACGAAGTTCACCTGGTTTATTGTCTTTAGCACCACTTCCACCACCTCCGTGCTCATGTCTGCGAAGTTGTTCTCTCTCACTTCCCCATCCTGGGTGTGGAGCATCTCCAGGTTTAGGTGTCATTCCTTGACGCATTCTTCCTATCACCGCATCTGGATTAGGTCTCTTAAGTTTCATTTTCTCCAATTCCCACTTACCTTCTGGAGTTTTTTTCACACTTCCCGAAGTTCTTGCCAAATACATAGGAGTTTTTTGCTTCCCCTTGACTTTATCTTCTTTACGCATCTCGTAAAGGTATGCTTCTTCCAAAAACTCTTTAAGTGTTTTCTTCATTTTTTTATTTCTTGCTGGATGTGAAACTCTACCACTATCTAGATTTCTTTCTGCTTCTCCTCTTTTTCTTCCCCAAGTTTGCATCAGAGCAGCACCAGGACTTTCAATATTTCCTGTTCTTACAAAGTCTTTAGGAGATTGTGCCGCACTTAATGCAAATGTTGCACCAAGAACAGCATTAGCAATCTTTTCTCTCTTACTTGCTTCCGAAATCATTTAGATACAAAAAGACCTTTGATTATTTATCAAAGGTCATAACTTCTGTTTTTTCACTCCAAGACCTCACAAGAAGTTCTGTGAATAGTTCCATCTTCTGCGGATGAACTGATGCTGGATTATAATTGATTGCTTCTTTTAATGCTACCAGTTCGTTCCATTCTTCGGTGCTTAATTCCATAGGGGTTTTCATATATGTGTTGCAATCCTAACACACTATCTATGAATATGGTATTTCCTTAAGAATATCTTTAGGTTTCCATAAAGTCTTGTAAGTTTTCTATATCTTTTTCTAATTCTTGCTTTTGTTTTTTATCGTGATAATAAGACCACAGAGCATTATGAACTTCCATAAGATGGTCTACCCAGAACCCAGTAGGATAGATTCCTAGAGCATCTTGCAGTCCTCTGTGACTGGTTCCTTCTTTCTCTGCCTTACACATAATAAGGCAGATTGCCTGAACCATATCAAGTTTATCAGATTCGGAAAGCATAAAATACTTTCCTACTGCACGTTGCTTTGCTTCTTCACTTGCTTTTTCAATTTGTTTACATTCATCAGAATCCCACCATTCTTGTAGGGATTTACCAAACTCATTTGGTTCAATCATAGTTATTCCCCAAACACAGTTCCAAAGAATCCAGTATCACCAAATTTACGACTCTCCAGTTTATCCAGAAGTTTATCAGTATTCATTACACTTTCAATACGACTAATCAAGTCAGAAATTACCGAACATACTACAGGTCGTTCTTGTCGTGCAGCAAAGGCAAGTGCTGCTCTCAAAGATTGTTCTGCATCTTTTAAATTTTCTTCAACCGATTGTGATAGTGCCATTTCAGTTCTCCTTAATCAAGAAACCATCAGCAGTCATAGTATATCCTGCCGCAACCATTCCATCATAAGTTTTTGGTTGTGTAGTTTTTCGGAGAAGAAAACTACCATCATTCCTATCCACCCATTCTACATCATCACCTTGCTTAAGATTTGCTGCTTCCAACAAGTCATCTGGAAAGGTGATAAAGTATTCTTTTTCTCCTGTTATAACATCATTTTCTTCCTCAACAGGAAGTTGCCACTTTACTACTTTATCTTGCTTAGGTTCTTCTGGGGGTAGTTTAGAAAGATATTCCAAATCACTGTGTCCCCAAGGCGGCATACAAGGGTCTTCTTCTTTCAGTTTGACTACGGTTTCTTTCCAGGCATCCTTAAATTTCCTATCAAAGTCTTCAAGATAATACTGAAGAAATTCATCCGCAGCATACAAAAGAGTTTCTGCTTTATCATACTGGTGCTCTTGAAGTCTATCAACAGCACTATCCAGAATCTCACGGGCAGAACAAATCTTGGATGTCACCATCTCAAGTTCATTCATCGTGTTCCAAATTTTTTGGTAATTAGTCGTCATTTTGGTTCAGTCTATCTTGGATTGCTTGTTCTACTATAGCAGAAATTTCGGCAGAAGTCTTGCCGTTTAACCAGTTCCACTTCTGGTCGTCCTTGTCCCATTCTATTTGGAAACTTCCATCAGGTTGTTCCACAATCTTAAGTGAATCTTCCATCAGAACCAAGAACCTCTCAATGTCTTATGAGATTGTTTCATTGCCTTATAAAGTTTTTTAATTTCATCAAAAGCATCATTTGGTCTCATCTTACCACCAATTGCCATGTTAGTCAAATAACTAACATGATGTGTAAAATTATTCAGATTATTGATTGTTGCAATATCCAGAAAACTTACATCTGCATCTGGATTGATGGGAGGAGTTGGGTATAAAAACTCATCCTTTGCTTGTTTTGCTGTCGTCATTTACTGATCCCAATTAGTGTTTTTGAGATTATAAGTCACTGGATGAATATTGTCAATCTGTGATTGAAGACGATTTTCTATTTCATAGAGGCAGTTAGTTGTTTCTACATTTTCTTCTTCCAGTTTTATGATGCGTTTTTCCAGTTTTAAAACTTCTTTTGCAAGTGATGCACAAAGTCCAACAAGACTATGTTTGTCTCCATTAGTATCAGTAACTAAAAATTCATAATTTTCAGGTTTCTCATATTCTTTAACAATTTTATTAAACCAATTAAACATTTTCATAATATTCCTATCTCCCTAAGATATGCTCTATATCTCATAAAACTACCAATACTTACTGGTCTATCTAGACTCTCACAACAACGGCAGTAGGATAAAAATTCGTACCAAGGAGCAGTAGGGTCAGTATCACTCATAATTTACCATCTACTTTACCAGAGTAAGTTTTGGTTTCTCCCCAACCTTCCTGTTTTCCCTTGAGATAGTAACGAGTGGCGGCAACACAAGTCTCTTGTGCGAGTGAAGTAACAAGTGCGTTCCCGTCCTTATCAAAACTTTTCCAAGTTTTCCAATTAGATTGTTCCACATAAAACGCACCATCATCATAAAGGTTTTCCAATTTTAGCTCCATCAATTTGAATGTAAATTTTGGGGTTGTCATTCCAATGCCTTATCACGCCACTTATTATAAAAATATTTGTAGTAAGATAAGTTAGAAAAATAACAGTACGAAGGACCGCAACACAATCTGCTTCGTTATTTTTTTTGCTTGCTTTTTCGCCCAGTGCTAGAGACCATAGTTTCCACATTTGTTCCAGGTTTAACGAATGATTGATAATCTGTTTTCTTGAATTTACATTTTTCAATGTATTTTTCAGCATGATTCATATTTTGAAAATAACACTTTTTAGTGTCCTTCATTTCCTTTCCATCGTTATGTATAATAAGAATAGGAAACTGTGCGTGAGGAAACTCAATCGTTTGTTCTTTCTTTTTCATTTGGTTTCATCTTCTTCGGTTGTTTCTTCTTCTTGTTCGTTTGCTGCTTCTCGTTGTGCTGCTATTTCTAACATTTCCTCATGAGTCAAGTACTTTTCAGTCATAGGTGCTCCTGGTATTCTCTCCATATTATAACACCCCCTCCCGAAAACGGGAAGAGGTGAAGGACACTTTATTGTGTGTCTGCCTCATAATATGCTGAAATTACTTTATCGTCCCAAGCAGTTGGTAAGTTGTGCTCCCTGGATTTCATGTGATTTAATCCAGAAACTGGAAGACCCTCCAAGTCTTCTTCGTGTAAAATTCCATCCAACTGTTTAATTTCGTTGAATGTATGAGGAAAACGAAGTGCGTAACGATGCATTCCTTCAAGATTGCGATTAGTTCTTGCCATTTTAAGTCCTTATTGATTGGACACTACTAATTATATCACTTTTTTCTTCATTTGCCAAGTAATTATTCTTCCAATATTCCACCCTTCTCCAGGACATTCCATACAAAATTTAGTTTCTTTTCCATTATTCCACCACTTAACACCTTTTTTGGATTTACCTATATTTTTGCAATGTTCTGGTGGAAGTGATTTTCCAGTCATTGCTTGCTTTCTTTTTTCAATAATTTCAGGATTTTTTGATGGATTTTTATCTCCTTTAAAATATTCACTTCTTTTTTTTCGCATCTTATCAGTTATTATTCTTTTTTTAAGAGCCTCACTAATTTTTTTTCGTGTCTCAACCGAACGAATTTTTCCAAGATTTTTACCTTTTAGTGCTACACTCAATTTTATTCTTGTTTCTTCACTTCTATTTTTTGATGCTTCTCCAATTTTTCTTTTAGTTTCTTCTGAATGATTTTTACCTTTATTTACAATGCTTAATTTTTTTTTAGTTTCTTCACTTAAAATTTTACCACTTGCACCTTCACCACCATCAGTTTTATTATGAAGAATACCTGTTCCTAAATCTTTTCTACCAAAGACAGCAATCATATAGATTTCGTGATTGAATGCTTCTTCTTCGGTTAAGTTTTGTTTTAAAATAAGTATTCTTGATTTGTCTTTTGGTGGTTTAATATCTGTCTTGCGTCTTCTATATGCCCTATTACATTTACCCTTACCAATATAATAAGGTGTCTTATCTTCACGCAAATATGCGTAAGTGTAGTATTCCATCTGCTTTGACTGTGGTTAGTATTATTTATACAAGAAAAGGGACATTTCTGCCCCTCTTCTGCTTGAATAACCACAGACAAGCACTATTATTTATTCTTCTCCTCAAACTCTTTCATAAGTTCTTTTGCCATTTTCATAGAGTTTCTATCAATCATCCAACGAACTATAATGTTGCGTGGATTATTCAACAACCACCACTTTTGTTTTTCGTATTGAAATTTTATGAGTTTCAATACTAATGCGAAAGCATAAGCAGCACTATTATCAGTTACGATTAAGTATCCAACAAACATAAAAATTCCAAACCAAAAATAGTAGGAAGTCATTCAGTAAATCCGTGATTATAATCACTTGTATCTATAATCCTCCAATCAAGATAAAGTTCATTGAGATAATCAAGTAAAGCATCTTCACCTTTGGGGACAATTTCATCTTCATCCAACACAAAACTTGCTTCACAAAGAGCAGGACCATATTCTGGTGGGTCTTGTAGTGTTGCTGGATAAATTTCAATCACATCTTCCACAATACCACGAACATAGATGTCATTTCCATCTTGTTGAAAGGTTTCAATTACACTAATCATTTTTTCTACGAGTTTCCTTTTGAATAAATTTTTTTGCTGTTTCAAGACTGTTATGAGTACAAATCTGTTCACCATTATAAATGGAAACATACCTTTTACTATACCAGGGCACTGCTGCCCACATTCTATCACTACTAATATATCCGTCAGTATTCATAAGCATTATAATGTAAACAAGCAGGCATACCTGGATTTGAACCAGGGATAAGGCTTTAGAAGAGCCGTGTGATAGTCCACTTCACTATATGCCCATAAAGAGGGAAAGTTCCCTCTTACATTTTACTTTGAGTAATCGTCAAAGTCAATGACTTTTTCTTCGTAAAAAGCAATGTAGTCATCGTAATCTAAACCAAGATATTTGGCAAACTGCTCAAAATCTTCTCTTTTGTTAATAAACTGTCTTGTTTCCTGATTAGCAATGTTTGTGTCTGTCATATCAGTACCCATACCTTGAAATCATTTGGTCCATTCTATCCTCTCTATACTCCTCCTCTTGATTATCTTCAAAATAGCCTTCGTGAAGTTCATCGTAGATTGTATCTGCGTCTTTATCTAGAAAAAGTTGTGTCATAGGAAGAAAAAGTGGCAAAGGTTGTTCTATATATCACCGAAAAGGGAATTACCCCTCTTCTGTGTTGTTTTGTTGAAACTCTGCGTCAATTTTGTCGTAGAGTTCTACAAATGTTGCTTTCGTCTCGTCATCAAAACGATTCAGACAAACTTTGAGTGCTTTGTCTTTCTTACCAAAGATAGAATATGCTTTGATAATATGAACCAGACGACGAGTAGAAATCACTTCATCAATACCACCATCAGCAAAGGTCTTACGGATAATGTCAGACCAATTACACAGGTGCTTGATGAAATCGGTGTGCTCACCAATCATAGGAATTTTAAGTGATTGAGCAACATTCGTCAAGATTTTGGTCTCAATAGAAATCGTAGGATACTGTTGCTCAAAGGTAATTGGGAAACGTTCCAGGAATGCTTCATTCAACACGTTAGTGCCGATGAAACGACCATCATCACTACCCTTACCTTTGGTATTCGCAGTCGCAAAGACGTTGAAACCTGCCTTGGGAGCAACGTGTACACCAATCTTTTTCAGGAAGACACCTTTACCTTCCAGAACAGATTGAAGACACATAATCTTATTAGAAGCAAGGTCAATCTCATCAAGAAGAAGGATTGCCCCACGTTCCATTGCTTCAACCACAGGACCATTATGCCATACAGTTTCTCCGTTGACAAGCCGGAAACCACCGAGCAAATCATCAGAATCAGATTCTAGAGTAATGTTGACACGGATATATTCCCTTTTCAGTTGAGAACAAGCTTGCTCCACAGAAAAAGTTTTACCATTACCAGACAACCCAGTGATAAAGGTAGGGTAAAAAATACCAGATTGGATAATTTTTTTAACATCAGTAAAGTTACCAAAAGAAACAAAAGTATTGTCCTTTTCGGGAATAAGGTTTTGTTTTACACTTTCAACAATAGAAATAGGATTCACGGCAGGTGAGGCATAAGTTTCTTCAAGTTCATCAATTTTTTCTTTGGTGATTTCCAAATTCCATTTACCCCTAGAAGTTTTATATTGAGAAAGTTTTTTAGAAAGAGTGGCATAAGTTGTGTTCAACTCATCAGCAACAGCACGAACTGCGTCTGCTCCAAATTCTGTGCCAAATTTTAATTTCAGCAGTTCAATTGCGTTTTCCATAATAAGTTGGTCTGTCTTGACTACCCTTACAGTATAGGGCATTTGGGGTCTCCTGTCTGCCCCCAATGGACGGTCCATCAGGTGTCCCAAGCACTTGGTTCAGTAGTTTTTCTCTTTCATCAAACGGAAGAGATAACCAAAGGTCTTGTTTTGCTTTTCTTTGTGCTGCTGATTTTTTATTATGACATTTGTAGCAAAGTAGTTGGCATTTTTCAACTTCATCCCAAAAAACTTTTCTAGTATTTCTTACAGCATTTGCTACGTTATATTCTTTTATTGAATCATCAATATGGTCAAATTGAAGATTTTCAGTTGTTTCACACCATATACATTTTCCACCCAATTTTTCTTTTGCTTCAAATAAAAGTTCTTTTCTTCTTTCAATTTGTTTAGCAACTCTTACTTCTTTTGTCTTGTGATAGTATGCTAAATCTCTTTTTCTTTTATTTTCTTTAAATGCTTCATCTTTTATTTTACTTTTATATCTTTCTCTTTCTTTCTCATTTCTAATTTCATTTGCCATTTTTAGTAATACAGACGTTATCACTATTTATATGATAACGTCTGTTTTTTCAAATCAAGAAATCAGGTCAACAAAAGAACCCAGAAGTTTTTTGTTGGTCTTTTTCTTACCTAACATCTTCACAAAAGCAGTTTTGATTTGTGCTTTGGAAGCACCTTCTTCTACTTTGAAGTCCTCATCTTGTGCGAGAGAACTAGCAGCAATCACATGGAATTGGTCAAAACCAGTATTGCTGAAACTAATACAGTGGTTCTTCCTGTATTCTACTTTCGCACTCTCATAATTATCATACCCACTACCATACCAACGGTAGCAGTTTTGGAAATCACGACCAGGAGTGATACGGAAGTTGATAAGATTTACAGTAGAGAACCTATCTTTGACCGTTTCCAGAAGGATTTTAGCATATTGGGAGAAACTATTGTAATCAAAACTACGATAGACACGACCACTTTTGCGATCACGAATAGAAGTTTTGTTGTATCTCGTCATACCAATATAAGTATCATCATAGTGACCTTTCTTCTCTTTGGTTACAGGATTTTGGTATCCTTCACCATCAGTCAAGAAGACTACATTAACCTTTTGAAGTTTATTCTTTGCCTGAAAATCAGGAATCAAAGAATGAAGAGCCATAATGCTTTCACCAATAGGAGAACCAGAGAGTTCAAGATGACGAGGAACAACACCCCTATGACATTGATAAGCATAACAAGCAGTCCAGATATTCTTGAGTTGCTCTTCTAGAACACGATTATTCGTTTTGCTGGTGAAAAAGTTCATCAAACGGAATGATGCTTCTGGTGCGATAACACCTGCTACTTTCTTATAAGTAAGAGGGTGATTTGGTTGTACTTCCATATAAGAATTACATTCCAAAGTAAAAGCATAAACCTCAAAAGGAATATTCACCTTACGGCAGAACCAAACCAAATTCAACAGTTGCTTATAAGCATCCAGAATAAAGTTATTCATAGAACCAGACCAATCTAGAATAAAGATTAGACCGTGATTCTTACCGTCAGGGACCACAGAGACCTTCTTAAACAAGTCCTCGTTGAACTTATAGGTATGAAGTTTCTGCGTGTCTAGAACCCCTGTACGGGCAGTAGAGGCACGAGCATATTGGTCGGCAGACTTCTTACACTCAAACTCTTTTACCAGATAAGATACTTCTTTCTCTGCTGATTTCTTGTAAGTAGCATACTCTTTACAAGCAAGAGCAAAGTAATCCTTATTCACATCATTCCTAGAATACTCTTCCTTTGCTTTACTGTGAATGAACTCATTAGGAATAATCATATTCTCAAGAATCATTTCAGGAAGTTCCACATAGTTGGTTTCCTGGGAATACCTATCTACAAGGTCTTTGGATTTTTCATCAAAAGACTTTGAAGTTTTGGACTCCAATTCATTCATTTCCCCGTGCTTATTGCTTGGGTCAACACCATTTCCACCACCTTCTGGTGCTTCCATAGATTTAGAAAGTTCACCTCCTTCACCTTCATCTTGACCCCCACCTTCACCTTCACCTTCATCTTGACCTTCTTGGTCGTTTTGAGTATCACTACCAGAACCTTGATTAGGTTTGGGAGTTTCTACTTCCTCACCACCAGGACTAGAAGATTGCTCCATATCATTTTCAGGAAGGTTATTTACCTTTTGACGTTTGTATTTCACAAACTCTACAATCTCACGAGCAAGTTTTAGCACATCATCAAACGTTTCGGTTTGACCAGCACGAGTTAGGAACTGCTCTTCATCATCGTTGAAAGCAATATTATGAAATGCTCCAATCTTGTAATAAAGATTGATACGGTCAATAAAAGATAGTTCATCAAGATTTTCTTCTTTTGTGGAGAAGAAATCATCACTATTGAGTTCGTTATAACCATTGAAGAAAGTCCTGGAAAGACCAGCATACTTTTTCTTCATTAGTTTCTCTACTCGCACATCCTCCAAAACATTCATAAAATCTTTGGGGACTTCTGGGTAATCAATAGTCCAATCCACATTATTTGTGAATAAACTATGGCCTACTTCATGGGCGACCAAAAGGTCATATACAGTATTACTAGCTTTATCCCAAGTCGGTAAAGTGAGAATTCTACGGTCTACATCAAACATAGCAGTTGGAACTTTTTTATGCTCAATGATAATATTTTCCATCGCAAGGCATTTAGCCAGCATTCCTTTAACTTCTAAATTAACGGGCATCGGGGGTGCTTTTGACTACTCCGTAATCATAGCAGAAAAAAAGGGGGCAGTTGCCCCCCCTTGTACCACCATAGAAACCGTCCACCACCACAAGGACGGGTCTTACAACTCAAAGATACAAAGTTGCGAAGACTTATACATCATACATCAAAGACTTTTAGGTGTCAAGTGTTGACAAGATATCAAAACCTGTCTAAAATCACTCTGTTGGGTTTGAAGATAAATTATAGCTCAGTTCCTACTGGTCTTTCCCATTTAGTACCTTCTTGAACTATACCGTCTTCATCGCCATCTCTTGCGTCAGGATTATAACCATCAGCAATCTTTTCTTCTAGTGTCTGTTCAGTAGTTGTAGTTTCTTCAGTAGTTGTAGTTTCTTCAGTAGTTGTAGTTTCTTCTTCAACCACAACAGGTTCTTCTACTCTTATCCAAGGAAGAGGTAATGAAGTGATTGGAGGATTATATTGAGACGCAATCTCATTAGAAAGTCTTGATTTTATATACCCAACATCAAGGTTGCTTTCTAACCAACTAATCACAGTTTCTTGTGTGAGAGTTGAATAATCGGCAAATGCTTCTGGACTTGGTGAGGGGAGAGGATAAGAATTATTTATAGATGCGGATACACCACTCTCATCTACTCCTGTAAGTCCCCAGTGAATAACTTTTACAATATTAGTGAGTCCATTTTCTGCTGGGGCACAATCTAGTTTAGAAATACTCCAAGTATAAGTAATCATCGGTTCTTAGCATACTCCATATTTAGCTTTGAGGTTATTAGATTGTGTTTCCATACTCTCAAATCCTTTCACAGTCATCCAAGTCACCATAGAATATCTGTTTCCTTTGGTGACTGGTTCTACACCGTGTCTATAATAACGATTAGAAGGAAAGCACACTAAAAGTCCAGGTTCAGGACGAACACGAATATGAAGGTCTGGAAATACAAAATCTCCACCCTCAAAACCATCATTCAAATATAAGACCATAGACAAATCACGGTCTACTGTCTTTCTCCATAGTTGTGTTTGGTCTGGTGCAGTCCATACACCTTCACCGTCAATATGAGGTTGGTAGTGTCCTCCTACATCATAACAAAGAAGTTGTGGAACTTCACTACTATCCACTTCAAACTGATAAAAAGGATTGATGACTTGCTTTACAATATGATGCATCAGTTCATTGACCTGTGGAAATACAGGTTCAATTGGTGCTATTTGAGTATCTCTTGTTCTCTTATCAGTAATCCATTCAGTTCCTCGTGTCTGATTGGATTTGTCTGGGTCAAATACTGAAAGGTCTTCTGTCTTGGAAGTTTTCATATGATTTACCAGTGCATCAATACCTTCTTGACTGATGACTTTTGGTGCAATCAAAACTTTTGATAATAAATTCATTAGTAATAATGTAGTTGAAAGTATTTATCCTATTGGTGTGTTTCCTGTTGCTGCTAAAGTACTTCTTGCTAAACTTAATGGACCTCTTACTGATGCTGTGGAAGAATCATTTGAGAAATCTATACGGTCTACTGTTGCTACTACACCAGGAAAAAAACCACCACCAAACCAACCATAGTTAGAGTTTCCTGTTGCAGTAGAATTATATCTTGCCGAACTTAATGGACCTCTTACTGATGCTGTTGAAGAATCATTTGAGAAATCTATACGGTCTACTGTTGCTACTGCTGTTGGTGGGGAACCAGCTTTGCTACCACCAAACCAACCATAGTTAGAGTTTCCTGTTGCAGTAAGATAATATCTTGCCAAACTTAATGGACCTCTTACTAATGCTGATGGAGAATCATTAGAGAAATCTATACGGTTTACTGTTGCATAATATAAGTCTGGAGTTGGTGCTAAATCAATACCACCACCAAACCAACCATAGTTAGAGTTTCCTGTTGCTGCTAAACCATCTCTTGCCGAACTTAATGGACCTCTTGGTGATGCTGTTGCAGAATCATTAGAGAAATCTATACGGTCTACTGTTGCTACTACACCAGGACTACCACCACCAAACCAACCATAGTTAGAGTTTCCTGTTGCTGCTAAAGCATATCTTGCTAAACTTAATGGACCTCTCACTGATACTGATGTAGAATCATTAGAGAAATCTATACGGTTTACTGTTGCTGTTGATCCAGGAATAAGACCACCACCAAACCAACCATAGTTAGAGTTTCCTGTTGCTGCTAAATCTCTTCTTGCTTGACTTAATGGACCTCTAACTGATGCAGTAGAAGAATCATTAGAGAAATCTATACGGTCTACTGTTGATACTGATGGTCCAGGAAAACCACCAGCAAACCATCCATATCCAAAAGTTTTTGCAAGACGAACACTTGAAGACCTTGCCTGTCCTGATGTTGCTGCATGATATCCTCTTGCTGAACTTAATGGACCTCTCACTGATACTGATGTAGAATCATTAGAGAAATCTATACGGTCTACTGTTGCTTGATATGGTAGTGATGATCCATATCCACCACCAAACCAACCATAGTTAGAGTTTCCTGTTGCTGATAATCTTTGTCTTTCAGAACTTAATGGACCTCTAACTGATGCTGCTGCAGAATCATTAGAGAAATCTATACGGTCTACTGTTGATAAGTAGGTTGATGATGGAACAGCTCTTCCACCACCAAACCAACCATAGTTAGAGTTTCCTGTTGCTGCTAAAACATATTTTGAAGCACTTAATGGACCTCTTATTGATGATGCTGAAAAATCATTTGAGAAATCTATGCGTTCTACTCTTGATAATTTCACTGTTGGTATGAATACAAGTCCACCACCAAACCAACCATAGTTAGAGTTTCCTGTTGCTGCTAAACTATATATTTCTAAAACTAATGGACCTCTTGTTGATGCTGTTCCAGAATCATTCGAGAAATCTATACGGTCTACTGTTGAGAATGCTCCAGGAATACCACCACCACCACCAAACCAACCATAGTTAGAGTTTCCTGTTGCTGCTAAACTATTTCTTACTAAACTTAATGGACCTCTGACTGATGCAGTAGAAGAATCATTTGAGAAATCTATACGGTCTACTCTTGATACTGGTCCAGGAATACCACCACCAAACCAACCATAGTTAGAGTTTCCTGTTGCTGCTAATCTGTATCTTGCTGAACTTAATGGACCTCTTATACTTGCAGTTCCAGTATCATTAGAGAAATCTATACGGTCTACTGTTGAATAAGTTATGGGTCCTGGAAACGAAAAACCACCACCAAACCAACCGTGAGTTTGAGAGGTACTCCAAGTGGTATTCGTGACATTCCCATCAGTCACTAACATTACCAAACCAGTTGTGGTAATACCAGCAGTTACATTACCAACATAACCAGTAGTCGCATAAGAAACTGTTGTAGTTCCTGCAAATCCTGTGACTACAAAATTTCCATTATATCCAGTATATGCTATTCCTGTTGTAGAACCAATACCAGAAACTGCAATCTTTGCTCCAGTATAAAAAGGTGTTGTTGTGAGACCAGCAGCAGTTGAAAGAGTAAGAGTTGCAATACCAGCAGTAGAATCTAAAACTCCACTCACAACAGTAACACCAGCACCTGTAGCAGTAGAATTAATGTCTACAGCAGAAACCGTAATGGGATTTGATACGTTTAGAAAAAATCCATCAAGACCAAATACGTCTCCTGCTGGCATCTACTTTCTCCTTATGAGTTTCTGGATTCTAAAAGTTGTTGATGTTGTTCTGTTCCAGGTGCAAGCAAACCTAAATCAGTATTCGTCACTTCTTCAATACCACGAAGAACTTTCTCTTGCAGAGTATTTAGGAATTTATCTGGGTCATTAATAGCATCAGCAAGAGCACCATAACCATTCTTGATTCGGTTAGTATCATCACTCACTAATGTAGGAGCAGTTCCTCTTCTCATTGAGTGAAGATTACCGATACTAATACCAGTCTTGGAACTTACCATTTCATCCAGAGATTGCTCTGCAAATCTGCGTTCCCAATAGATATGGTCCTCATTCTCAAACTGTTCTTTGGTGACTGTCTTACCACCATTCAGTTCAATCAAACGATTAATAATCTTATCAAAGAAATTCATTTGCTGAATACGGTCACGAATCTCCAACTCACAAGACTTCAAGTAGTTTTGAGTTGAAATTGAATCCAAATCGTGCCAATAGAGTTTTGTTGAACCACCACTAGGTCCAGATGTGTGCCACTCTACGGGTTCATCAGTATTCTTATCTTTCCAACGATACTCAAACTCACGAACTTTTTCTTTCATCTCAATCAGTTTCTGCATATAACCTTCGGCAAGAATGCGACGATTCTTAATTGCTGCCTGGAATGCTGCTGGAACTGTGTATTGCTCTAACAGAAAGAACTTTTCAATCTGGAAATTGGTTCTTCCTTGTGCGAGTTCTTTATCTGCATCTTCCCAACGAAGCACTTCTTGAAATGCTTGTTTTAGATATTCTTCGTTATTTACTGCTTCCTCTGGGGAAATAATTTGCAGTTGATTACAATTTTCAGTCATAGTTTGTTTACTAAATGGTTCTAATGTTTGTTTCCAAACGTTTGCAATTTTTTTCCAATCATAAGTTTCAGTAGCATAATGTGAAACAGATTGTGAAATTTGGTCGTAGTACTGCCTATCAGTATCAAAAAAGTATAATGCAGACTTACAGGCATCTATAAAGTTATTTAGGAAGTTGTCTGTAACTTCATATCCTTTGGAGGTTCTTGTTCCTTCCATAGGAACAATATTTGCAATCTCATTTGATACTTCTGGAAGTGCTCCAATATCTGTAAGAATTGGAAAGCATCCACAAGACATAGCCTCGGCAAGAGAAACACAGAATGTTTCTTCCCAGATGTTTGGATGAATAAAGAATGCTGCATCTTGTAAGTGCTCTATCAGTTCTGCTTGGTCTACTGCTGGTGAGTAGATTACATTTGGAAGTGATTTGAGATACTCATAAAGTTCTGTATATGGGTCTTCTTCAATATCATAAAGATTCATTGCAGAGAAAATCTTGAATGTTGCCTCTGGAATATGAGGGATGATTTTTGCAAGAACTTCAAGACCTTTATATGGTATGGAAGTATAGATAAATGTCTTTGATTTTTTGTTGGAGTATGTGAATTTCTTTGATACTCCTGTTGGAATTGTGACGATTTTATCTTCGGGAATATGATGATACTTAATGAATTGTTCTCTACACCAGTTGGATGGAGAAACAATTAAATCACAAATTGAAAAATCAAAGTTAAGATATACTGGTTGGTCGTAAGAATGTTGCGACCACAATACTTTGACTGGTTTATTTGATTGTTGAAGTTCTTGTGGTAAATGAGAAACTATAATGTTTTCTGGAAACTTATAATATTCTTCAAGAAAATAATAAGAACTTTCACTTGCTCCTGATTTCATAATGTTTATTTGTTAGTATTTGATGTTGCTGCTAATTCAGTTCTTCCTAAACTTAATAGACCTCTTGGTGATGCTGATACAGAATCACTAGAGAAATCTATACGGTCTACTAATGCTCCTGGTCCAGGCCCACCACCACCAAACCAACCATAGTTAGAGTTTCCTGTTGCTGCTAATTCAGTTCTTCCTGATGGAGCATTTAATGGACCTCTCAGTAATGCTAATGCAGAATCATTAGAAAAATTTATACGAAATACTTTTGATGTTGCTGGACTACTACCACCACCAATCCAACCAAAGTTAGAGTTTCCTGTTGCTGCATGTTTTTCTTTTGCTGGTGAAGGTGTTAGAGCTCTTGGCAATGCTGATACAGAATCATTAGAAAAATTTATACGGTCTACTGTTGATTGTTCGTTTGGAATTAATGATGGATTTGATCCATTAAAAAACCAACCATAATTGGAATTTCCTGTTGCTGCTGAAGCATATCTTACTGAACTTAATGGACCTCTCAGTAATGCTAATGCAGAATCATTAGAAAAATCTATACGGTCTACTGTTGCTAATGTTCGTTGAGGAATTGGTAATGCTGGATCAAACCCACCACCAAACCAACCATAGTTAGAGTTTCCTGTTGCCGATAAACCTCTTCTTGCTTGACTTAATGGACCTCTTACTAATGCTGATGGTGAATCATTAGAGAAATCTATACGGTCTACTGTTGCTACTACTGGAATATCTCCACCACCAAACCATCCGTAGTTAGAATTTCCTGTTGCTGCAAAACCATATCGTCTTCCTGCTGGAGAACTTAATGGACCTCTTACTAATGCTAATGCAGAATCATTAGAGAAATCTATACGGTCTACTGTTGACCTTGCTGTTGCTGGAGCATATCCACCACCAAACCAACCATAATTCCCTGCTTTTTGTCTGCGAATATTGAGAACTCCTGATGTTGCACCTATATTATATCTTGCTGCACCTAATGGACCTCTTGGTGATGCCGTTACAGAATCATTAGAAAAATCTATGCGATTTACTGTTGCTACTTTTGTAGGAGTAGCACCACCACCAAACCAACCATAGTTAGAGTTTCCTGTTGCTGATGAATTATATCTTACAGAAGTTAATGGACCTCTAACTGATGCTGATACAGAATCATTAGAAAAATCTATGCGGTCTACTGTTGCTACTACTGCTGGTCCAGGAATAATACCACCACCAAACCAACCATAGTTAGAGTTTCCTGTTGCTTCTACAGCAAATCTTGCTAAACTTAAAGGACCTCTTGGTGATGCTGTGGAAGAATCATTAGAGAAATCTATACGATCTACTGTTGATACTGGACCATTACCACCAGCAAACCAACCATAATTAGAGTTTCCTGTTGCTGCTAAACGTAATCTTTCTACGATTAATGGACCTCTAACTGATGCTGTTGAAGAATCATTAGAAAAATCTATACGGTCTACTGTTGAAAATATTGCTGGAGTAGGATTAATACCACCACCAAACCAACCATAGTTAGAGTTTCCTGTTGCTGCTAAATCTCGTCTTGCTAAACTTAATGAACCTCTAACTGATGCTGGTGCAGAATCATTAGAAAAATCTATGCGGTCTACTGTTGCTACTACTACTGATCCAGGAATAAGACCACCACCAAACCAACCATAGTTGGAGTTTCCTGTTGCTCCCATAGCATATCTTACTGAACTTAAAGGACCTCTAATATTTGCAGTTCCAGTATCATTAGAGAAATCTATACGGTCTACTGTTGAATAATTTGCAGGAAAATTAGCACCACCACCAAACCAACCATAATTCGCAATCGTATCTGTATGCAACCAATCACCAGTCAGTCTTGACCCTCTTGCTTCATTAAGAGTAAATGCTCCAAATATATTGTTATTATTGATTGTCATTTACTTATATGAAAAGACTGATGGGTTGTTTTGCCTTTCTCCAAAATTCCATACCAGAATACTTATTCAAAACATAATCACTCAAAACTTCCTCAGGTCTTTTAGAAGTTCTTTTCACTTGCTTACGAACTTCGTGCATATCACTCAGCCCATAAATCTCATTATCTTTCTCTCTGTATTTATGACTTACATTACCAAAGTCGTGTTTATATTCAGGAATCTCTAAAAACTTATAAACCTTACGCATAGTGTCTTCTGGACGGTTCACCAAGTCATTATACTCAATCATGTGCATATACTTCTCACAACCCTTTCTAAACCCCTCTCCAAAGGCATATAATGACTGGTCTACAATACCTTCAGGGCACATTAGGTAATCACAACGATTGTCGTCTGTTGGTTCATATCCTTTATCTATGAGTGCCTTATCTAGAAATGATACTTGATTAAGATTGCGATGAATCATTTGAATAAAAGATGCAAGAATCTCTACCACATCTCTTACAGGACACAGAATCTTTGGTGTCTTTGTGATGTATTCTTGTAGTCGGTCAACATTATTGGGCCAGGCACGGCATTTATCAAATATAATTGGTTTATCAATATCATCATAATAATTATCAATTACACTTGAAATAATCTTATGATGCTGTGCTGGTTTTGGATATGCAAGTGCCTGCTCTGACCCCTCAAAGTATTGCTCTGTATAATACATAATCTCCAACACCGGAGATATAGCACCGCAGTGAATGTCTGGATTTTGATTTAGAATTGCAGAAAGTAATGTAGAACCAGAACGAGGTAATCCACTCTCAAAAAAATAAGTCTTATGCATTATTAAAGAAGAACAATTGAACTAATCTACCATTTTCTAAACTATCTCCAAAGTTTGCTCCGTGCGAATGCCAGAGTTTTGGGTCAAATATAACTGCTCTATTATACCTCATATTCGCAAGACAGTATCTCTCCCACTTGGAACGGTCAAGTCCATCACCATAGATGATACCATCACGAATTTCATCATAAGAAGTATAACCAAACCACGATGCTTCTTGTTGTTCTGGGCATCTTTCCCATCCCAGTTTCTTATGTTTCCAGAAAGATGTTCCTGCCTCATCAATACACTGATGTGGTAGATTCATATAAAGAACACAACCCCATTCCCAGATTGGGTCAATATGAATATCTTGTTGGAATGTATCTGCCTCTAATGATAATCTAAAATCTCCATGATTACCACAATCAGCAGGAACTAAATGTCTTCCAATTAGATTCTCAAACTTATCGTGAATCTCTTGATTGTAAAAAGTTCCTTTTGAGTTTCTTCCTGGATATGTATAACCGTCTTGTGGTTGTGGATATTCAAGATTTAGTGCATATTGACGAACTTCATATGGATTCTCATAGAAATTATCAACAATAATAATGTTCTGCTTCATCAGTAATAATGTAGTTTGAAGTATTTATGTTGGGGTGTTTGAGGTTGCTGCTGGGTTTTCCCTTTCTAGACTCAATGAACCTCTTGGTGATGCTGTTACTGCATCATTAGAGAAGTTTATGCGGTCTACTGTTGCTAATACTGTTGATGATGGAAATTGACCACCACCAAACCAACCATAATTAGAGTTTCCTGTTGCTGCTAAACCATATTTATAATTATTTAATGGACCTCTAACAGATGCTTGAACTGAATCATTCGAAAAATCTATACGGTCTACTAATTTCCAATATCCACCACTATAACCACCACCAAACCAACCATAGTTAGAGTTTCCTGTTGCTGCTAAACTAAATCTTTGTTGACTTAATGGACCCCTACTTAATGGAGATGTGCCATCATTTGAAAAATCAATACGTTGTACAGTTGAAATTGTAGATAAAGGATTCCCATTTGCACCACCACCAAACCAACCATAATTAGAGTTTCCGGTTGCTGCACTAGATATCATATAAACAGGCATCAACGTTCTTGGTGATGTTGTTGAAGAATCATTTGCGAAATCTATACGAAGTGCTGTTCTTACTGAAGTTGCGTTATCATATCCGTTAGTAAACCAACCATAATTAGAGTTTCCTGTTGCTGACATAGCATATCTTACTCCACTTAATGGACCTCTTATTGATGCTGTTGTAGAATCATTTGAGAAATCTATACGGTCTACTCTTGCTTGAGTAGTACGTGGGCTCGCAATACTATTGCCACCAGCAAACCAACCATAATTAGAGTTTCCTGTTGCTGCTAAATCATATCTTTGTAAACTTAATGGACTTCTTGGTGATGCTGTTACAGAATCATTTGAGAAATCTATACGGTCTACTGTTGAATATACTGGAAGTGGTAGTGGTGATACCGCTTTACCACCACCAAACCAACCATAATTCCCTGCTTTTTGTAGACGAACACTTGAAGACCTTGCTTGCCCTGATGTTGCTGCTAAACTATATCTTGCCAAACTTAATGGACCTCTTGGTGATGCTGATACAGAATCATTAGAAAAATCTATGCGGTCTACTGTTGATACTTCTGCTGGTGTTGGATTAAAACCACCACCAAACCAACCATAATTGGAATTTCCTGTTGCTGTTACAGATTGTCTTGCTTGACTTAATGAACCTCTAACAGATGCTGTTGCAGAATCATTTGAGAAATCTATGCGTTCTACTGTTGATACTGTTGCTACTGGAGAACCAGCTCTGCCACCACCAAACCAACCATAGTTAGAGTTTCCTGTTGCTCCAAAATTATATCCTCTTGCTGCACTTAATCGACCTCTTACTGATGCTGTTGAGGAATCATTAGAAAAATCTATACGTTCTACTGTTGATTTTGTGAAAGGAGCACTTGGATTAGCACCACCACCAAACCAACCATAGTTAGAGTTTCCTGTTGCTGCTAATCTGTATCTTTCTGAACTTAATGAACCTCTCAGTAATGCTGTTGCAGAATCATTAGAGAAATCTATACGGTCTACTCTGTCTGTTATTACAGATGGTGAAGGAGCACCACCACCAAACCAACCATAGTTAGAGTTTCCTGTTGCTGCTAAACTAAATCTTGCTAAACTTAATGGACCTCTTACTGATACTGTTCCAGAATCATTAGAAAAATCTATACGGTCTACTCTTGATATTGCACCAGGACCAGGAAAACCACCACCAAACCAACCATAATTAGAGTTTCCTGTTGCTGCTGAATTACTTCTTACTTGACTTAATGGACCTCTAACATTTGCAGTTCCAGTATCATTAGAGAAATCTATACGGTCTACTGTTGCTACTGTTGTAGGAGTAGAACCACCACCAAACCAACCGTGAGTATCATCAGTACTCATCACCTCAAGTCTTTTCAATTTATAAGCAACTTGTAGACCAAATACTCCAATTGCCATTTTACTTACCGAATACGTGAGAACCGATGTGTTGTAATTCTATACTTGTATCCATCCAAACATCATAACCAATATCACTCACACGATGAAAGAAACTCATATCTTCTCCCAAGTATTTTCCTTCCTTATTCATTTCTGCAAAGTAGTGGTAAGAGTTATGATATTCTTTTTCAGTAATTGGATAGTTTGAATTATTCAATCCTGGAAAATACTTTAATTCACTATAATGTTTATTTAGTTTCTCAAATACACTTCTATGTATCAACACAAATCCCATACCAATTCCACCAATCTTGACTAGACTTCCACATAACTTTACAGGATTATAAAGTTCATAACAGTGTCGAATTGGAATTGTCTTCATCGGATAAGATGCAGACACAATTGGTTTTTGATATGAATATAACTTCAACATATCTTCTGGTGAAAATGCAACATCAGCATCTAGACAGAACAAATACTCAAACTCTGTATTATTCACAAAGAAATTAGCAATTCTTGACCGTCCGTGAGTAATCAAAGACTCATTTGCCACAGTCATAATGCCGTGGTCTATGTTATTACGAACTAAAAGTTTACCAAGATTAAAGAGTGATGTTGTGGTTTTTTCATTCACCAATCCACCATAACAAGGTAATGATATAAGAATACTCATAAATTAAGTAGTTTTTTGTTTTCCTGCGATTTGTATTTCAATTGCATATGGTGTGTTAGTAGTTGCAAAGATTGATTGTCCGATTCCCAATCTTTTTGGTGATTCGCAAAGTTCAATAGAAGAGTTCTTTGGAATCACCATATTATATGCCAAATATGAGAAGATTGTATCAGTATTGCCAATACCTACGGATACTGGATAATCACCACCAGGATAGATAGAACCATCAGAGATATTTGAAACTCTGATAGACTGAATGATTGATGGATAGGTATTTCCTGTTCCATAATAAGCAATTGGAGTTGATGAAAGACCAGCAGTTACTGAAGTAGTGTTTGAAGAAATTCCAGCAACAGTTCCAGTACCATTTTGATATGAAGTATCAGTTGATGACTGATAAACAACCGTGACTTGTAATGCACCATCTTGTGGAACAACAACTTCTGTGAATGAAAGTATTTGTCCTGTTAATGTAGATGTTGCTGGTCTTGTGAGTGGAATAATGTTTGAACCTGATGTATATCCAACACCAATAAATGTATTCGTTTGAATACCAGTATTCGTTCCTGTACCTTGAACTAATTGACCCGCAGATATAAAATTAGTAATTGCAGCACCAACAGTACAAGTTATAATTCCAGAGTTTGCTGTTTGTGAAAATACAGCAGTTGATGTTGTACCAATACCAGTACCTGCACCAGTAGATTGTAGTACAATACTGTCTAATGCATCCAAGACCATCGGTTGTTTTAGGAGTTCAACAGCAGAACCAACAGGAACTGGAAGTCTTGATACAACATCAGATACTGGTGAGAAGAATAAAGTACCAGTTGCACGACCACTCATTGGTTTGCTAAGTGTGATATTGTTACCATCGACACTGGTTACATAAGTATTGTATTGGAATCCAGCAGTTGTACCAATACCTGTCGTTTCACCAATATTACCTGTTCCAGTGACTGCCATACCAACAGTAATGCTACTTGCAGAACCTACAGTAAATGTATGAATACCTGGACCACCACTTGAACCAGCACTGACTGAAATAGATGCTGGAACTTTTCTATTATTTATTATAAACCCAGCAGTGATTTCTGCATCACCGTTTGATATATTAGTGACGTGTAGTGAATGAACTAGATACTTATTTGAACCAGCAGGAAGTGTTGTGATTTGAGATGTTGTTGTTCCAACCCCAACAATATCTAAAGTTCCTGTTGGTTGAACGTAAAGTACATTATCAATACTTGTATCAAACTTACCAGAACCACCAGCAGCAGTTGCCCATTGAGTTCCTGATACTGTTGATTGAAGAACTTGACCTGTTGTTCCTGGTGAGTTCGTAGAGTCTCTAAAAGCACCAGTAACTCTTGCATTACCTTGAACATGTAATGTGTATGCTGGTACTGTTGTTCCAATACCAACCAAACCAGCAGCAGTTGTGGTAATAACTGTACCACCAGTTCCCACATTCAATGTACTGGTAATAGTTGCGATACCAATGTTTTGTATATTCTTACTATCATCAATAACAGTAGTGTTTGATACCTTAATAGCCATCTTCGTTTACACTCGGCTTTTAGTTATTTATTCAAGTATTCTTTACATACTTGAATTTCACTTTCACTCATATCATAATCAATCAAAATTTTAGTAAATATTTTTTTAGATTCACTACATAATCCGCACCACCAACTTGAAATTGCTTTATAATAAAGAATATTATGAAATCCTGAGTAAGAAACATTATTGTTTAATTCTTTACAATCTTTATCAACTATACTTTCTGCAATTGTAGAAATCAAATAACAATCATTCCAACAACCATCTTTATTTTCTTTACTATAAAACTTTGCAAGTAAATAATATCCTTCTGGTCTTTTGGGAAGAATTGAAATTGCATTTTGTAATAATCCCTTTACCGTAAAATTTCTAGAACCTTGTTTATCAAAACAAATCGAAGCACGAAGTAAACATTCATATTGTAATAGTTTATCTTGTGTTCTTTCTGCTGTTCTTAGATAATAAGAAACTGCTGATGCAGTTTGACCTATATTTTCATAATAAATTGCAAGATTGAAATTATTTTCAGCAAGTTCTGGATTTTGAATGTAATTATAAAGAAGTATATTTATTTTATCTTCTTCTGTGTTGTGTTCTTGGAGTTTAAATGTTTTTCCATTTGTTTTCCACCAATTTAAAATAAATTGAGAATTCTTATCGTGAATATTTTGACCTGAATTTTCTTTTCTTATTGTTGATGGGTGCTTTGTATCTTCTGTAAATAACGGAAAAGTATATGAATCGGTTCCTGCTGTAATATAAATTACATTTTCAACCAAAGGGATTAATCTTAAATCTTTATTGATTTTTAATTTATATCTATTTTCATTACAGAAATTATCTATTAATACTTTTGCATATTCTCTTGTAATCAAATAAGCACCAGCAGACCAATTCCACCAATTTCTTGAATGAAACTTCATATCTGTTTCTTTTATACCATCTTCCTTAATTAATGCAAGTTGTATCACTTTCCAATTTTTAGGAAGACTAATCAGCAAATCATCCCAAGTAAAATTCCAATATTGACTTGATTTAAAAGTCACATCATCTTCAAAGAAAAAAGCATATGGAGTGTTAGATTCATAATACCATTGTTTAATTGCTTTTACGTGAGACAATGAAGCAGCAATTTGAACTGAATCCATTTGATTGAAATGCAGTCCTTCAACCAATTCATTGTCTTTATAATCTACATTTCTTCCATCATAAGCAGTAATCATTGTTTTATTTGTAATACCCAATGAATCTAATTGAAGATTCATACTATTTTGTCTTTCGTATGAATCCTCAAGAGAAATATAATATACTGGAGGAAAGTTTTGAAACTTATTCATCAATAAAATCCTCTATAACTTGAATGGGGCAACGAAGTAAATATGCTGCATTGTCCTGAAAACTAAACGTAATTAATACATCATCCTTATATTCTGCTAGTCCTACGCAAAATTCAACGTGCCCAGTCATAAATGAAAAATCTTTAGAATACTTTACCATATTCCATTTCTTATCCCATACAACAAAACGATGCCTATAAACAGCATCTTTTCTTCCAACTTCACTATTGAATAAATCTACTTCATGTGTAATGGTAATATAATAATCACCAGAAGTAATAATTTGAGAACCACCCCTCAAATCTCTGGGAAGATTAATCCATTCTCCCATATGAACTGTTTGTGAAGTTTGTTTTTCTGGGTCTACCTTTACTACTTCAGTTGGATTAGACCATTTCACATAATGATAGGGAATATCTAAAAAAGGCATCCAATTTTTTTCACAATAAGAATTCGGGTCATTTGGTGGAGGAATACGAAATCTTGAAACTTCTTCTACTGTATTTTCTTTGACTACAATTTCAGAGAGTTCCATTCTTCCCTCACCATTTGTAGTAGTATCTCTACGAACACCAGAAAGATAAAGTTTATCTTCCCAACGAAATATTCTTGCATCTTCTAGTCCAACAAATTCCCATTGAGGTTCATATGTATCAAATTTAGAAGTATCGACTTTATTGTATCTAGTAATCTCAAAATTATCATTTAATTCCAAATAATAATTATCAGTCCTCAAATGCATATCGTGCTCTGGATGCACGTAAGTTAATGGACCAAATTGATGCTGAAAAAGTTTTTCTTCCGAATGATAAAAAGTATAATTAACGTGACGTAAATTTAAAAGAATTTTATCTCCATCAACAAAAACTGATGGGTTCATTATTCCTGTCCCATTTGTTAAATGTGCGGGAATAATTAATGGATGAATACTTCCACCATTTTCTAATGCAAGTTTTGCGAAACTCATAATAATTTAATCAAATTTTTTATTTTAGTTTATCTTTAAGATTATTTATTTCAGTTTGTTGTTCCTTGATTGCTTCAATTAATAATCCAATCAATCCATTATAATTCACTGTTTTTGGATTTTCTCCATTTACTAATTCTGGAAAAACTTTTTCAATCTCTTGTGCAATAATACCAACAGAAGGTTTGTTGCTCTCCCTCCAATTAAATGTTACACCATTAATTTGAAGAATTTTATCAATTGGATTTGATATTGATTGTATATTAGTTTTTAAACTTAAATCTGATGCTGAGTTGAAATCAGTAGCAGTTACAACACCAACTACATTAATTCCATTTGTTGTAATAGTAACACCAGAACCTACAACAACACTCGTATCAATCGTTGCGGTTCCGTAAATTCGTGTGCCAGATTTAAGTTTTGCCATCTATTATGCTTGTGCCTCTGTCCAGGATAAACGACCAAACACATTACAAGGTATTGATGTAAGGTTAGTAACCACAATTGATAGTGTGTCAGGTCCGTCTGGATAAATTTGAGTATTAGCAGTAGTTCCTCCACCACCAATAATTGAATTACCAAGATCTCTAACTTGTGAAAGGTCAATTGAGTTTGCACCAGAACCCACGAAGAAACCAGCAGTAACCTCACCACCACTTACAGTTGTAGTAGTAATACCAGCATAATCTGCAATTTGTGCAAGAGATGAATTGATACGACCAGTAACATTACCAACAGCATTTGTCCAAGTTGTTGCAGTACTTGGAGTTCCATTCAAAAATGCCTGAACAAGTAAGTTTGCATTACCTGATTGAGGAATTGCAGCAACATCAAGTGCCCTAAGTGTTAATTGCATTCTATTAATCAATTCTCTTGAACCAAATCCTGCAGAGATACCATTATCAACAGAAGGTGATACACGAATTGAAAATAGTGCTCTGGTTGAACTTGCTCCAATAGCAAGTGCATTAGACTGACCATAAACAAAGACCAAAGATTTATCATCATCAAATCGTCCATCCATAATCACACTAGTACCCCAGTGAGAAATAGAAGGCCCATAAGTTGGGAATGCAAGTTCAACAGCAACAGGGTCAGTTGGAGAATAAGTAAATGCTACTCCAACTGGTGAACCCATTGGAACTGCTCGCACTGTTGGGTTTACTCCTGTTGCTGCATTACTTAATGTGATAGTTCCAGAACCAATAGCACTAATATAAGTACCCTCGGGGAAACCTGTGTTTCCAGCACCTATAATTCTTTGCCCAACTTGTAGGTTTGTTGTAGTTGCAGTTGCTACATTTGAACTTGCTGCAACCGTAAGAGCAAGAGAAGTATTACCAGATTTTCCTCTGGTTAATCCAGTAAATGCAGTTGTACCAATACCAGTATAATTCACATACTCATAAATTTCTGCATTTCTAATCAGTAATGTTCCAGCAGGTGGGAAACCTGCAGTACTTGCTACACCAACAGTAGTATCAGATGCACCTAAAGAAGTATTGATTTGAGTTGTTGGTGGTCTGCTTTCACTTTCATAACGTGCTGGTAGGTTGCCAGAACGCATATATGCTTCGGTATTGACATTATTGTTTATAACTTTATGACAATAAAATACATTACCATCTGGACCTCTAAATCCCCAACGAATAAATCCAGCACCATACCAAGAATAGTCCATATAGAACATCTGCATCTTGGTGAGGTCAATGTTATAACCAGAAGGTCCAGTACCATCACACTTATCAATATTCCAGGATGATTGTGGATATTTTGTATCAATTGTTTCTGACATAATGACGTATTCTGCCGATGCTCCTCTATAAGAAGGAGAAATCGTCAAACTTGTATCACTTGCAATATCAACAACACGATAGGATTGACCACGAAGAACAACAAAATCTCCAATATTCAGTTGTTTTGAAAATGCCGTTGGGAATGACGCATTTGTTTGTGTTACTGTATTGATTCCACTCGTTACAGTTACTTTACCTGCGAGTTGGAAGGTAGAACTTCTACGAACTGCAAAGAGTGTTTGTCCATCAAACTCAAAGAAAATGCCGTTTTGAGAATCAAATATTCCAAGACGATTTGCACATCCATACCAACTCGCAACATTACAACTATAATTACCAGATGCTGTTGTAGTTGTAAGTCCTGCAGTTGCAGTCACTTGGAAAGTATTATAACCAGTTACAGAAGTTACACTATAAGTTTGATTATATCCAGTTTGGTCTGCACCAATAATTGTGATTTGAGTTCCTGGAGTTGCTGCCTGAATATTGTGTTGTTCTTTTGTTTGTACATTAATTGTACTACCAATACTGATTCCAGTAGCAGTTAGTGAATCAATTTGTAGATTTGGTTTGATAATTGTACCAGAACTAACTTGAAGACCCTTACCAGATTGATAACGGAAATATCTTCTTGTTTGACGAGTTGCCGTCTCAAAGTTACCATTTGCATTACTTGTAAAGAATACTCCACCATCAAATGGTCTATGTAAAAATTGTCCTTGTGGTCTTACATAAACTAAACCACCACTTGGAGCTCCTCCTGGTGCAGTATTTGTATAATAAGTAAAGGTTCTTGAACTTGTAATACCAGAAACAATATGAGAACCATTTGCATTTGTCTGTGAAGTTCCAACAATCGAAACCTCATTTCCAATTGCAAGTCCGTGAGGAACTGATGTAGTTACAGTGACCGCAGTTCCAACAGAGGTAAATGTTGGAGTTCCCCCAATCGCAGCACCAGAATAAACTGTTCCACTAAAAATACCAGTCTTATTAGGATCAAAAATACTAGTGACTAATCCAGTATTTGTTGCTCTTGCGGTATATGTAAAGTTTGTTCTACCAGCACCAACACTTTCTATAATGAAGTTTCCATTTGCAATATTCAAATAAGTATCCTGTACCGTAATTGCTGTTCCAATTCCAGGAACGGTTGTAGTTCCACTCGCACCAACTAAAACTGTGACTGTTCTGGAATTGGTTGGTAGTGTCATTGTACCAATTCCAGTTATACCTACTGAGGAAGGAAAGGCAAAAGGACGATTGTTAATCATTGCAATATTCTCCCACTTGGAGATTTGAGTACCATACTCAAAGTCAGTATCAATCAGTGCTTGTGGTGATGATGTACGGAACTTGTTTACTGGGTCTACATATACTTCAGAAGGTGTAAACTTCTCATCATACTCATCTACGGTGATTTGAAGTTTATCAGTACTCAACATTCCAGAAGTATTATAATTCAATACTAATGTGGTTGTATTCGTACCACCAGTCGTTGATACAGTATAAGTATTTGCTTTTAGGTTTGAGTCAGAGAAATTATAGATTACCGTGTTCGTCGTTACATTGGTAATCAGTATTAATCGTTCCCTTGGTATAACACGAGGAATAACGATAGTATTTGTGGAAGGAGTGAATGTATATCCAGTTTCCAGTATTGCCTTTCTTGCCATAATTAATGAATACCTTTGTTATATTTATGTGTTAGTAAATAGTTGTGACTTCATCAATCTCATTATAAACAATCACCGACTTATCAGTATTTTGTCTCATATATCTTCCTTGCCCTGCACCAAATAGAGTTCCTCCAAATTCATCATATACAAGGTCATAAGGAGGAAAGATATTTGCAGAAAGAAAAGTAGTAAAACCAACATTCTCATCAAATCCAGAACTATAATATGTTCCAAGTCCTGTGATGTTTGTGTTTGTTGTTGCTGGTAAAACTCTATTGATTGCTGTACCTGATGGTCTTGATGTATAGTCCGTTGCTACTGAACCTCTTTCCAATTGTGCCTCCAAAACAGAAACAACTTTTCCCTGTCCTTGAGTACTAAAAAATAATTGAAGTCTTGATGAAGTTTGAGTTGCAATCAAAGTGAAAGTTAGAGTAAATCTTTGCCACGCAGTTGTTATATTTGCTGTATTTGAGTATATCTCATTTGTAGTTTCACCAACAAAAGCAAAAGAAGCACTATAACTTGTAGTGCCTTTCAAGTACATAGACATCGTATAAGTGCCCGCAGTTAATGTTAGATTTGCTCTACAATTAAGAAATGGTGAGGATGCACCTGTTAAATCGTGCTTACATAAAACTGTTCTGCCATCAGGAGCAATATCATTTGCAGTTGCTATTATTTGATTATTAAAAGAATAATTAAAATCTGTTGCATTATCAGTAACTAAGTTCTCACTCATAGAGTAATCATCAAACTCAGTTGCGAGCATTGATGCATATTGGTCTAATCTTCCTACAACACCCATAATATTATCCTGCTACAAAGTCCAAACTATTTGCAGTTGAGTTGTACTGTATATAGAAGTTTGTGGTTCCTGCAGTTCCACCAAATCTCATTTTGTTTGTGGAGGTTACTCTTGCGTCTCCTGCAATATCTGCTGTGAATGCTGGACTTGCAGTTCCAATACCAACAGAACCAGAAACATAAGCACCACCATCAACTTGAAGTCTTTGTGATGCGGTTCCTGTTGAAGTTCCTGTTCCTACAAGGAATGGAATACCAGCAGGAATAGTCCAGAAGTTAGAAGAATGAGAATATGTAAGTCTATTAGTTCCTAATGTCTGGAATGTAATTTGACTATTATCATTATGATTTAGAGTGAACCCAGAAACGCTTGAAGTAAATAAAGTTCTTGTTCCAGCACCACCAACCTCACTAATACCAAATGTTCCTGCGATTGCGACTTGGGTATTTGATGCTGGATTAGTAACACCAACTCCAAGATTACCAGAAACATAAGCACCACCAGTAACTTGAAGTCTTTGTGTTGCGGTTCCTGTGAGAGTTGAAGAACCTAATAAGAACTCACCAGTTCCTTTGAGGTCTGCGAGTTGTGTGGTTCCACCATACCAACGGAATTGGTATGCAGATACAAATTCTGGAACTGAAGACCACAAAGTTGCACTTTGAATACCAAATGCAAAATCAACTCCTGAACCACTAATACTGGGATATAAAACTAACTTAGTTCCTGCACTTCTTGTTGTGAATGCAGGAGCAGCAACACCATTCGTATTAAAATCAATTCTATTTCCTGTAGCACCATTCAGGTAGATTTGTCCACCACCAGTTGTTGTGGAGTTTGCTTGTGTGGATTGGAACTGCCCTGTTATATGAAGTTGCGATTGAGGATTTGTGGTCCCAATACCAACACCAGTTGCATTAATTCTTACTCTTTCTGTATTGTTTGTAGCAATTTTAACAGCATAATCATTCAAAGAACCTAATGTAAGAGTACCACCAGCAGCATAAAGATAAGTACCATCAACATCTCCAAATACACCACCAGCAGAGAAGGTGGTTCCATTAATACCAAAGTCACCATAATAAGTTGTACCAGCAGCACGGTCATTATTAACAATAATATCGGCAGAAGAACTAGCACCACTATTTTTATTTTGTACAACTACTTGTGCATAACCATTTACATTATGTGTAAAATTAGCAATAATATCAGTATCAGAGAAATTGAGTGCTCCAATACCAAAGAGTCCATTTGTACCACTTGCTGAAGTTGGAGTACCAGACAAGTAAAGAACGGAGTCATTTGCCGTTGCATTTGCCGATAAATCAAGTTGAGAAGCAGTTAATACATTAGTACTTGCATTAAAACTAAGTGCAGTAGCAGTACTTCTTGCTTTTGCAGTTTGATTGCTTCCAGTTGCCCCAACCATAACTGGATAAAGAGTTGTGGTTGAAGTATCATCATCAGCATTAATAGTTGTAGAAGGACCAGAAGTACCTTGAGTACCCTGAGTTCCTTGGATACCTTGAGCACCAGTAGAACCAATACCTATAGTTCCTTGAGTACCTTGAAGTCCTTGAAGACCTTGTACTCCTTGAGCACCAGTAGAACCAATACCTATAGTTCCTTGAAGTCCTTGAAGTCCTTGAAGACCTTGTACTCCTTGAGCACCAGTAGAACCAATACCTATAGTTCCTTGAAGTCCTTGAAGACCTTGAAGACCCTGAGTTCCTTGGATACCTTGAGCACCAGTAGAACCAATACCTATAGTTCCTTGAGTACCTTGAAGTCCTTGAAGACCTTGTACTCCTTGAGTACCTTGAACACCTTGAAGACCAGCAGCAAATGGAGTGGTCCAAGAAACACCAACACCAGCACCCACAACAGTTAAAATAGATCCAGCAGCACCTACATTTCCATAATAATCTTTAAGGCCAGAACGAACTCTTATATTTCCATTTACATCTAATGGGTCTGATGGATTTGTGGTGTTTATACCAATATTTCCTGTGCTTTGTTGTAAAGTGAAAGCATTTGGTGCGGCAGTGGAGAATATTCTTAGGTCTCTGTTTTTAGTATCAAGGTTGTTGATGCCAGTATAAGCACCAAAGTCTATAAAAACATTATCTCCATTTTGTCCAATTGATATTTTTGGACCACCAGTATTTGCATCAAGTAATACACTATAATTTGATACTGCTGGATTTTGTACTCTTATTGTTGCACCAGTAGCACGAACATCCAAAGTAGAACTTGGATTGGTGGTTCCAACTCCAAGATTACCGGCATTAGTAAAAACTAATTTTCCAGCATTAGATTCAGCTTCCAATAAAGCAAAAGTACTACCACTACCATCATTTGAAATTCTTAAAGTTGCCCCACTAGTCATTGTGGGTATTGTGCCATCGTCTGTGATTAAAGCAACAGGTCTATTAGCAGCAGGAGCACCTTGAGAAACAAATAATTTTATTCCCTCACCATTAGTATTACCAACTCCAAGATTACCAGAAACATAAGCACCACCAAATACTTGAAGTGGTTGTGATGCTGTTCCTGTTGCTGCTGTTGTACCACCTAATAAAACATTACCAGATGGGTCAATAACTTGTCTATAAGCACTAGCATTTCTATCATAAATGTAGAAAGAGTTTATAGGAGAGGCACCAGAACCTCTTGAACCTAATTCCCAGTCATTTCCATTTGTGTTTAATATAATTGAGGTTCTACCGTTAGAGAGAGTAGAAGATAAAATTAAAATATCACCAGATGTTGTTGTAATTCCAACACTTCCAGTTACATCAATATTATATGCTGGATTTGTAACACCAACTCCAAGATTACCAGAAACATAAGCACCTTGAACACTTGATGCACTACCAACTTGAAGTGGTTGTAATGTTGTTCCTGTTGGAGTTGCTGTTGTTAAACCAAGAATTAAATTAGTTCCCGGATTGATTGCAACAGTACTTGCAGCACCAGCAGTCGCAGAACCAACAGTGATTAAAGTTCTTGACCCAGAAGCACCACCAGTACCAAAGTTGATTGTCTTTTGTTGACCTGAAACTGTAACACCTGCTTGAATATTGGTGGTTTGTGATGTTGTTCCTCTTCCTACCGTGATTGTACCAGTTGCTGTTGTAGTTCCTCCAAGTATAAGAGTTCCTGTGGTTTGTGAGGTTGCTAGGTTAATATTGGATGTGGTTGTATCAAAAGTTACTGCAGCATTTCCAGTTAATGTACCAGTTACAGTTACAGCACCTGCGGTTACAGTACCAGCAACAGTTGCACCACTATTAACTGTAAGATCTGATTGCGTAAGAATGCTATTATCAAAATGTGCAAGTCCTTTGACATATAACTTATCTTTTACTCTGGTTTCATTATTCAGGACAATTGAAGACTCACTTGAAATACCACTAGAAGCAATCTGAATTGCTGGTGTATTTGTAGAATATTGATATATTGTATCACTACTAGAACCAACAATATAAGCAACATTTTGTTCTGGTATTACATGAAGTCCCGTTACTGTGATTTCATTAAATCCAACATAAACATCATCATAAAATACAGCAGTAGAAATATCCCAAGCAGTTCCTAAACGGAATTCATAAATTCTATCATTAGTGCTTCCAACAACCCACAATACAGTTCCTGTGGAATTGAATGAAATATCAATTGGTGCAGTTTCTAATATAAGTGGGTTTGTTCCTAAGATCAGTGAAATACTATCATAAGTTACACCAGAAGCAATACTGTATGGTGTAGAAAGTGAATATTGATAGACAGCATCATTTGTAGCACCAACCACATACATCTTGGAACCACTATCACCAAAAGTAACTCCTTGTGGAGCAGTATCTTGTGCCGTTACATTAAAACTCGTAGTGTATCCAGCACTAGATACCGTCCAAGCAGTTGATAATGAATATTCGTGAACATATTCACCACCTACAATTAGAGGAGCAACACCAGTTTGCCCACTAATAAACATTTTTGTTCCACTTGGATTAAAGTCAATTCCAAGTGGATTAGTTTCTTGTGTTGCAACAGAGAATACTCCAACAGAAACACCAGCAGTGCTTACATCATAAGGTGTTGAAAGTGTGTATTGATTAACATCATTTCCACTATCACCGACCATGAACATTGCAGTTCCTGCTGCACCAACATAAATTGCTTGTGGTGAAGTATCATCACCAGGAGTTTTTGATTTGTTAGTGTAATGCCAAGATTGAATATCAGTTGTTGATGTGATGGAATTTATACCAACCGTTCCTACACCAACGGTAATTGCACCACGAACATCTAATGCTGATTGGGGATTTATGGTTCCTATACCAACATTACCATTCAATCTGTAAATATTATCTCCAGTTCCAGCAGACCATCTTGATGCTACAAATGGACTTCCATTTTGGTAGAATGATCCACTAAAATCAATATCACCGTTTACATTTAGTTTATTGTCTAAAACATTAATAGCACCAGCAGCAAGTCTAACTCCATAAGGAACTTGAGTAGAACCAATACCAACTCCATAATTAAATATCCAAGCATCTGTATTCAATCCAGTAAAAGAACCAGACTTTAACCACATAATTTGCTTATATGTGGTTGGAATGCTATCAGTAGGTAAACCAGCATTAATATCAATTAATGGGGTGCCTTCTGTGGAAGCAATAGCAATACCACCGTGATTTGCTGTTGTATCAGTAGAAACATCCTGATTGGAGGCATTGGTTGTAATTCCAAGTATAATATCTTTATCTTTAACTCTAAGTTCATTAACAGCAAGGAATGCTGATGTACCACCGATAGTAATGTTTCCACCAACAAAAAGATTGGAACCATCAAATGTTAAGTTTCCTGAACCAGCAGGATTATTTGAAACATCTTTATAAACAACTTGATTAGCAGAACCTGCTACTGGACCAGTAATTCCTTGAACACCTTGAACTCCTTGAGTTCCTTGAACTCCTTGAACACCCTGAGTACCCTGTGTTCCTTGAGTTCCTTGAGTTCCTTGAGCACCAGTAGAACCGATACCTATAGTTCCTTGAACTCCCTGAACACCTTGAACT